CATTGATGCCGTGCTGGCGCACTATACGGGCGCTGTTTCCTGTCGTCTGCCATTCCTTGGCGGTGTCGCAGTCCAGGATCACCAAGCCCGAGCGCTCCGGCATGACCCCTACCGCATTGCCTTCCGCCACCCAATCGGAGATGGCCTCCCAGTCGGCTTCCAAGCCGTCCCAATACCCTGGGGCTGCCGCTGCGGTCATTCCCTTCAAGGGGACGCGGTCGGGTCCCAGCGCCAAGTAGCGCCAGGTGGGGTCCAGGTGTTCTGGACACGGTGGATCACCGCGTGGTATGGTTCCTTCATTACTGGACATAGTACATTCCCTTGCTGCTGTGTCTGGCAATAATGAGGGGCGCGGCCTACCCGGGGCACGCGCCCTTCATGCTTTCCTGATCATTCTAGTCTGACCCTGCCCGCCCGGTGGACGGACAGCATCCCAGGCATGGCGCCCACCGAACGGACAGAGGACGCCAGACTAGCTGCGGTGATCTCGGTTGTCCATGAATCGATCAGATCTCTCTTTTGAGGATCTTACGACAAAGCCAGGTGGCCCAGGCCCAGAACCAGGCACGCGACCGGTGAGAATCTATGTGCACGCTGTATTCGAATCCTTCTGCGGCACGGTGATCTACCAGGGGCCCATAGGCGAAATACCGGTGCCAACCATTGTTTATGGTCTTTCCCTTGTAGGAGACGGGGAGTTTCATCGGGTCCTCCCTTTGCGGCTCGGGTCCTGAACCCATCCGATCTTCCATTCGTCACTGCCGAGTGCGGCCAGATTCCACGGTCCGCTGTCCCCGGATCGTCCGAATCCTAGAGAGATGATCTCCCGCGTATCGGGGTGGAGGCCGACCCACTTGCAGTCGAACTGCGGGACGACCGTCGGAGAATGGTACGGGGCGTCCTGGAGATAGAAGGTGTTCGGCGAGAAGAAGGCTTCTTCCATCATCATCATTTCCCTGCTTTCCTGATTACGACAGTTCCTCGGTATGGATTGCGGTTGACCCGCAACCGCCATTTATTGGCAGGAACAATGATAGTCATCCTGCGTTTTACACCCCACTCCCGAATAGCACAGAGAGCGGATTTTCTTTGACACTGCCAATAGTCTTCTTTGGATATCGATGTAAGGTGCCATACCTCCTTGCGAAGGTGGCACGGGTAGATCCGGCATTCTTTGCGGCTTGGATCCAGCATTCCTTTGCGCTGCACATCACGTAGGGCGTATTCAGCAGCCTGGAGTGAGTAGTAGATCTCCTTGCCACATGGACAGAGAACGTGATGGATGCCGCGTACTTCCCGCATGACACATCACCTGCCACTGTCCTCGTGTGACTTCTTGACCAGGTGCTGACCGAACTCCAGGTGCGCGCCCGTGACGGTGGTCCAGTCCCTGGACTTCCAGCCATACAGACAGTGGCACCAGGATCCGTTACGAGCCGTCCAGTACAGGAACGGATGGCAGTTCATGACAGCTTGTTGATGCGCAACCAGGCACCGAGGGCGGCATGCAGCTCCTTGACCTGTTGAGTGCTCAACTGGCCGGAGCAACAGTGGCTGTGCAACCACACGGTGGCAGGAGTCACCCGGACGTTAAAGTCGTCATTCGTGGAATCCACGATGATGTTTTCACCGGAACGAAGACGTTCCATCGGGCTCTTGACCATCAGTAGCCGCCCTTGCGAACACGATTGGCGACATACAGCAAGCAGTCGTCCCAGTCGCTACGAGAGATGTCAGACTTCCGGACAAAGTCCAGGTCAGCAGCGATCTTCTCTCGGATCTCCTTTTCGATTGCGTCCCAGTAGTGGGCCAATGTCTCGGCGATCGTGTTCTGGGACCGTCCGGGGTTGGTTCGGTCGATGTAGACCAGACGGGTGATCTCGACGGGAATGTTTTCCGGTTCCATGTCTTTCCCTTCCTGAGTTTCTCTTCCTGGGGACCACTCTACGCCGAAGCGGGGTGGGTGTCCACCCCGCTCGGCAATGTCTCCTGGGTCAGACGTATCGCTTGGCCAGGTCCAGGAGCTGCTGACGGGATCGGGCGTTGCCCAGCTCATTGATGACCGTCACCGACCATCCGGCGCCGTACGACCGCGTGGCCTTGGCGACGACTGCCGCGTTTCCCTGGGCGTCGATGTCCGGCATGAAGTCGCCGATCTTCACCTGCCCACTGGACAGATCGTACACGTTGAGAGTGATGCCCTCCACGTTGTCGAACGAGACGCCTTCCTTGTAGGCCGAGACGATGAACACCAGCGTATCGATGCTGGCCGGGATCCGCTCCAGGTCGGCTCGGATGAACTCGTCATCGCCGGAGGACTTTCCCGTACGGCTGTCGCCGTCGCTGCGCAGGGTGCCGTCATCGAAGGCGTCCTGGTTGTCGAACCAGCACATTCGCTTGGCGGAACCTCCGGACAGCGCCACAGCGCACAGGTCCAGGTCGGTTCCGACCATCTTGCGCAAGCGCCCGAAGAGGCCCTTCTGGCCGCCTCCGGAAGTCTTCCAGGCCGCACCGACACCGAGATGGGTGACGGTTCCGAGGGTCTCAGGCTGGTCCTTGATCATGTTGAGCATGTCATTCCTTTTCGTTGTTCTTCTCGATGGTGAAAGAGGTTCGCCGGACGTTGTAGACGGACAGATGACGATTGCCGAACTTGTGGGGAACCCCCGCAGGCCACAGGGCGTATGCCACACCGTCCGGGTAGTGGATCTCTTGGTCCGGGCACGGGTACGGTTCAAGGATTTCCGTGATCCTGTACAGCGTCTGGATTTTCCGCTGCCCGTACCGGACGACAGTGCCGACCAGTACAGGAGCGTCTCCGGGTGTGTAGTCGGTCACAGTAGCGGTCGGGTGACGTGAAGCGAAGATCCGACACGGGAGGCGCCGTAACCGGATCGCATAAGGATATCCGCGTACCACGCCAGCATGTTCGCACGTTCCTCTTTGATGTCCTGATCGTTGTCCATGTCATCCGGCGCTACCCATCGGACAGTTACGATTCCCTGGACGCCGGATTCCGTCACCTTGAACCCACCGTATTGGATCGGACCGAATCGTGTCTTGCGGACAATGGCCCGACCGAGCGGCTTGCCGTCCTCGTCGTCCCGGTACCTGCCGAGGCATATACTGACCGTGGTGGCAGTGGCCTGGCGCTGCTTCTTGACCAGCTCAGAAGCAGGCGGAGGGTTCTCCTCACACAGGATGTCTTCCACGATCTGATCAGCCAGATCCTGACCGTCACAGAACAACTCGCGAACTTCGGTGCTGTCGTAGGCGTGACCTCGCACGAACTCGGCCACGGACTTGCGGACGGTCTCGGTGAGATTCTCGCGGTTCATGGTAGTTCTCGCTTCCTGTTCGCTTCCTTGTGTCTCTAGTATGCCTGACGAACCGGCACGTTGTCAACAGGTAGTGGGATCCACCTGTTCCCGCAGGAGTTCCAGCTCTCGCAAGACCTTCTTCAGATCATCGGTGATCAGTGGGTAGAAGGCGTACGGCCACGAATCGGACTTGAACTCGTTCCCGTAGGCGATCTCTGGACCCAGATTGACCATGTCGGGGAACTTGGCCAAGTAAGTGCGAATACGCTGCTCTGCTTCACTCATTGTCTCTGAATTCATTCATGTCCGCGAAGAACTCCGGATCGATCTTTTCGGCCTGCTCATCAGTCAGAGCAGCCTCGAACAATTGTTGAGTCTTCTGCATTTTCCAGGCATACCAATGGCACCAGTTGCCGAAAGACAACCAGGCGTCTCCCAGAGTCTTGTCTTCCGGTCCGATCTTGAAGGTCCACCCCCAGGGGTTGATCAGGCAGAACGGCAGGTTCTTGTACTCTCCCCACCAGCAAGGGTCCTGATCGATCAGCCATTCGAGGAAAAGGCCGATTCGACGGCTCTCGTAGGCGTGGAGACAGAATCCGTCTTTTCCGTAGGAGATGTTCCAGTGCTTCACCGTTCCTCATTCCTTTTGACGTGCATGTATAGGGGAATGGTATTTATGGTGAGCCATCCAAGTACTTCGTAAAAAGAATCCAACTCGTACGATTGGACGGTGACCTTGGTCGGCTCCCAGGTGATGTACTCGTCCACCTCTTCTGGCGGGATGCCCCAGGACTTTATCAGATAGGAGACGAACAGGCTCACTTCATCACGAGGAAAAGCAAGCTCGGGATCCTGCTGCTCTTGAGTCTTGAGGTCATCGAAGGACACACGAAGCGTCCAGCGGAGGCGTTCGGTCATTTCTTGATCCTTCCGTCATTACTCGCGTAATGCCTACTGATTTCGAAGAGCCTTCGAAAATAAAACTCAGATCGCCATCTCCTTCATCAGCTCCCACAGCGCTTTGGCGATGTTTTCGGCGTTCGAGGCGGTGAACTGACGGCGCATCTCGAACTTGTTCCCGTTCGGGTCCTGCACCAGAAGCGACGTACAGGCGTGACCGGCCCGTCCAACAGTGATGATGTACTTGTCGGGAGTCGTCATGTGACCCATCTTGTTCCAGTCGGACATGCCGACCGTCTCCACCACATCCTGAATGAAACGGGTCTTCTTGTTGGCCTTGCGGATCTTCTTCGGCTTGTTCTCGACCACCAACGGCTGGTTCTTGGAGCAGTAGCCAGACGAAGCAGTGCCACCACCGAGCATTGAGATCTGGTGCTTGACCGCTGTCTCACTGTCGTATGTGCCCACATAGCTGCTTCCCTGAAGCTTGCACGGGCAGTTGATGTGCAGGTAGTACTTCATGAACCGGTTGTCGCCAAAGCCGACGATACGCTTTGCAAGGCGAATGGTGTTCACGATGTTCTCCTTCATTCCTGTTCCTGTCCTGCTGTTGAGACAACTCTAGCAGGTGTTGGTTCAATTGTCCACACCTATTGACCAGGGCACTTCTCTGGGGGATGCCCTTGCCGCATGCTCTTCGCTCGTTCCCATGCGTGCTGAGGACAGTCCGGATCGGCCTTGGCCACCTCGATCAGGCCGCACGGCTCCTTAGGACAAGGGCAGACCTCTTCGAGTGGATGCCCATACCAAGAACGTCCGATATGCCAGTTTATGCGATTGTCTTCCATGAACTTCTCCTCCGAGGAATGCCGAAGCGGCGGTGCCTAAGCACCGCCGCTCAGTTACTGCACAGGCGGACGGCTCACATACAGAGTGCCGCCGTTGTTGATCACATCATACCCAAGGCTTGTCAGGTAGGTGGTGTAGTCCTTCAACAGGACCTTCCCGACCTTCCAGGTCGTCTCTTCCGGCTCGTCGGCAGCCGGAACGTACGAGACGAACACACGATTGGTGACACCGCTTTCCGAAGCCCGGTATCCACTGCGCTCCACGTTACCGTACAGAGGAACCGCAGGACGGTACTTGTCAAACCGAGTATCATCCGTCCCCCGGAAACTACCTAGAGCACGACTCACGACAACAGCAGTAGCCAGGCTCTTCTTAGGACGCTTGGGAAGCGGCCCCGATCCCAGTGGACGGGCAATCCAGGACAACTGCTTGAACTTGTTTCGTCCAGTGAAATCCAATTGGATGAAACCCCGGTCCCGCAGAGCACAGACCGTGGCGAGACTGACGCCATTACCGTCCTCCACAGATCCATCAGAGTGGATCATATCGTAAGCGACTCGCATTTTCGGTGTGAGGTTGAGCGGATCCACAGAACTCCCTTCCTTTTCTCTTCCTGTCTTCTACTGTACAGGATATTTGGGAACAACACAAAGGCCAGCGGCGACACAGCGCCGCTGGCCCATGCATCAGCGCGGGTCCGGAATAGCTTCCTCCACACCGTGGATCAGGCGCTCCAGGGGACGATCCTCACGGTAGGCGTTCCAGGCGCGGATGATGTACGCCAAGGATCGGGCGCTGGTCACCTTGGCCTTGGTGTCGCGGTCGTTGGACGCACGCTTGCGCAGCGTGTGGACCGGGTGTCCGGTCGACAGCTCTGCACCGTCGGCGAGGCGCTGGAAGAACCACGGGGCCTTCTCGGGGTCGATCTGGGACAGCAGGTGATGCGCCACAGCGAGGGGGGTCGGCGAGATGGCCCGGTAGTCCACGAAAATCCGCTTGGCGATTTCCACAGATCGACGGATGCTCGGGTTCTCCTCCAGAAGGACGTCCTTCTCGGACATCGTGGGAGACGGGTTGGACGCCCAACGGCGGTCACCACGGTTCCAGCGCCAGATCTGGCCGAGCGTAGAAGACAGAAGCGCTGCGTGGGTCTCGTTCTCCAGACGGTAGCGGTCGCCGTCGGTGCGCTTGCGACCTCCGTCCATGGACCGCTGGGTCTCGTTCGGCAGACCAGTGACGAGGAACGTCCAGATCCCCACACCGGCCAACGGGATGGCCATCAGGCGATGCTGGCCGTCCAAGATGGTGCCGTCCACGGCGATCTTGATGGCCTCACCATTGAGAACCCAGGAGTCCGAACGCATGTCGCGGGCGAGGTTCTCGACGTAGCGTCCCTGGATGGTTCGGTTGTGGTTGTTCTTGTTGAGCAAGTCCAGAGCCATCTGCGGTGTGATGAAGACCTTCACGGCCTCGGGCTCGGGAGTGATGTACACGATGTCGGTCATATTCCTTGATCCTTCTCTGTTCGCTTCCTCAGCCTGGGTTCAGGCAAGGTTTGGTTCCTACTGTACTGAGCTGCCTCACCCAAAAAGCGTGGCGACAAGAGGTCAGTGACCGGTGCCGTTGCTGTCCAACGCGTCCAGGATCTGAGCATCCGTCATGCTGTGGTTGGACTCCAGCTCAGCGTTGCGCTTCTGGGTGGCGGTCTTCTCTTTCTTGACCGTCTTGTCGGTCCGGTCCCGGGTCAGGGGCGGGTTGTCGCCACTGGAGCTACCACTGTTCCTACTGAAGATTCCCATCGTTCCTTCTTCCTGTTTCAAGCTGACTGTGTGTCGGCCAGTGAGTTCACACTAGCACGAGATGATCTGTGTTGTCCACACCTACTTGGTCAGATCATTCCCTTCGTGTCCTTGAGGAACCGGCGCCACGCAGCTGCCATTGCCTTGTCCTCGATGCGGTGAATGTCCGAGGTGCTCTGGCTCGGCTCCCACACGGTGAGGATCTCCTGAGCTTGGAGTCGAAACAGGTCCAGGTGGGTGGAAGCAGTGACCGTGTGATCGTCCAGCTGGGTCAGGACCAGACGCCAGACAGCGGCCAGTTCCTGCGATCGGATCAGGGTGTCCAGCGTTCCGACATATACCCGGATTCCCTCCATCTCTTGCTTCAGCTGCTTCCGAGCGCCAGTCAGGTTGCGTTCGTAGCTTGCGGCGGTGGACCGTAACGCCTTCTCGATGTCGGCGTCGGACATTCTCTTACTCATCTCGTTCCTCTTCCTTCGTTCCTCGTTGTGGGCCCCACACTACCAGAGCCCCAACAGATTTGTCTACACCTTTGTTGTCGTACACCTCGGTGCCACCCACCTCCCTGTAGGAGATCCAGGGCAACTGGTACCCACAACCCAGACCCAGCCCGCAGCCGTATTTTACTGTCGGATGCAGCGGACTGTTTCGTGCGGTGATCTTGTGACCGCAAGACAAGGTGATGAGGTATCGGGTACCCGTCCGTGCGATGCGGTGCGGATCATTGAACACGCGGGTCATGCTTCGTTCCGTTCCTCGTTCCGGCGACCAATCTAGCACCGTCCCCCTCTACTGTCCACAGGTTCTCTCTATGGATCTCATCAGAGGTCCGTGATACTGTTTCCACCAGCAAGAACAACGGAAAGAAGGATGAGGAACATGGGCAAGCCGACTTACCGCACCGCACCGAAGGTCTCCCAGGAGAGTCGGATGGACGCCTTCCTCATTACTGCGCACGGGGGCAAGGAACTGACGGTCATCGTCACCTCCGACATCTCCGAGGCCCTGCGGCAGGCCCGACAGGAAGAGGTCGTGCGCGAGGCGATTCAGCGTGATGGCGGGATCTGGATCATGCCGCTGCGGAGTTGAATGAAGGTGTTGACAACCTGCTCCTCTGTAGGGCAGGATGTGGACATCGAACGGAACAGGAAGGAATAGATGATGGCCGACAAGCAGATGTACCACATGAAGGACGACGCCAGATACGCTGGGGAGTTCAGTCTCACCGAGGATGAGGCGGTTCAGCTCCGTACCAAAGGGTGGCTGGTCGTTAGAGTGGCCGACACCCGGGCCGCTCCGCAAGGCCACATGCATGTGGTGAGTGCAGACGGTCACTACCTCGGTGCCCGTATGCTCACGCAACTGGCTGCCGCCGATCTTCAGCGGATGGGGATGCACCTGGTGCATGTCGGCGATGCTTCCAAGGATCCGTACGAGGTTCGTGCAATCCGGCAATCCATGGAGTAGCATGGAACCATGTCTACATATCCGATCACCAAGTACGAATGCCGCCTATGCGTCATTGTGCGGTGTCCGGAATGCGATTGGACCAGTCCGCAGTATCGTCTCATTCCGAACTTCAGTCCGTGCATGGACTGCGGTGCGGAATGGTGGCAGCTGATCTCACGACCTGCGAGGCATCGCCGAGATCACGATCATCTCCAGCCGTTCTGGACAAGGCTCCGGGTAACTGGTACTCTGGGTCCAGACGGAAAGAAGCGAGGAAGAGGAAGACCGCGCAAGAACGAGTTGCGTTGATGAACTCCCACGGGCGTACAAGGGGTTGCACGTCCGTGGGTCATGGGCCCACCAGTGGTGAGAAAAATAGACGGCACTGCTTATCCATCTGCGCAGTCGGTGGCCGTCGACTCATCCGGAGGTATCGCGCGTAGCCGGTTCGAATCCGGCTGGGTCCACGGATTATCCGTAAAGACTGGATAGTCTTTCCCGTGAGGAATGCGGGAATTTATAATGAATGCTGGAGGACGCTCTAGATCCGGTGGGGGATTGGGTGACAGAATTCCTGATCTCGTTTGAACCGCAACCGGGTAGTTTGTTGTAGAGAACCAGGTCGAATTGCCTCTAGGTAATGGGTCCGTGGCTGCTATACCCTCACAGGGATAAAGACGGCGATGGAAGGTGCGGCCAACCTGATCTTGGTAGGTAGTGTGGCAGAGCGGCCAATTGCTCCGGTCCTCACAGGTACCTCTGTAGAGACTGGCGACGGTGCGGATAGGTACATCTGTTGCGTCCGTGGGTTCGAATCCCACCACTACTGCGGGACCGTGACGATTACGGTACGGACTCTCGATCATGCGTGAGATACTTGATCGATCTATGTGCCGATATTAGGCCCCGGATAGCATCGCACCAACTCAACGTATCGTCAGAAGGTGTAGTGGGGCAGCCATGCCCTCGCCGAACGCAAATGGTTGGTGTGACCCGTACCGAGGAAGAGCGGTACGGGTCACACTGTTGACACAGGCCACCCCCAGGGTGCATGCTGGAGTCAGCAAGGAACAGGAACCGAAGGAAGAAGGAAGATCATGCCTCGCTACAAGGACGAGTGGTTCACCAAGACCCGCAAGTACCTCGCGTCCACCGTGCGGTGGACCAGCACTTCTCCCGATGAGAACGGAAAGTTCGCCCGCCAGGTCACTCTGACATCGGATTTGAACGGCAGGCTTGTCAGTCTCGCCATGAGTCCGGCAGAAGCCAGAGCTGTGGGAATTCGGCTCATGCAACACGCATGCGGAGTAGAGGAGTGGAACAAGAAGCAGAAGGACGGCGACAACTACACGGACCAACAGGAATGGGCCGTAGAACGTGCTGATGTCGGTGGTACTCCTGATTATCCACGGGTCAAGGATGAGTAATACCATCAAGATCTTCAATAACACCACGTGACCTGGTACCATAGGAACGAGGAACAGACGAAAGGAAAGAGAACATGATGAACGCCAACTACAATTCCGAGATCAACGCCGCAAATTCACTGATCCGTGTGACGGACAGTGCCGGTGTCAAGGAATTCATGGGGGTCCTCCTCAGCGATGTGACCACCGAGGATCCACGAGTCAATCGATGGACCGACATGCAGCTGTACAAGGTGACGGATGGGACCGGCCGGTACGTTCTCTACATCATCGGCCGCAGCGTCGTTTACCATGAGTACAAGGGAATCTGCAACTCAGGCGTACGAACCACGACAACTGCGCTTCCCGAAGATTCGGAGCCTTGCCCTCGCTGCGAGCCGACCCTTCTCGAAACTGTCGTGGCTCTGGAGGAGGATCGGTACACCATCCACGTTTGCGCGAACGCACAGGAAGTCCTCTCCAACCTGCGCAACCGGCGCTCCGGCAACACGATCAGCGGACCGGCCCAGCGCCTGCTGAGCGAAGCGTCGATCGGTGACGACGGGATCCGTAGCGCCATTCACACGGTTGAGCGGATCTAATGGAACGACCTGGGTGTGGACATCGGATCCACACCCGGGTAAGCTGTGGACATCAAGCAGGAACAGGAACAGGAAGGAACGACCATGTCATTCACCCCTGAGCAATTCGCCAAGGTCCAGAAGCTCAAGGACATCGTGGACAAGCGAGCTGAAGACCTCAAGAAGCTCAGCGGCATTCCGTATCTGGACGCCAGTCGTGAACTGGAGGCGGCCGTTGGCCGTCTCGGTGCCCTCATGCAGAAGTACAGCATCACCAACGAGGACATTCGCCGCAAGGCTGGCGGAGCCCCTCGCGAAGAGTTGATCGTGGATTGGTATTTCAACCTGTCGACCAAGGGTGGCCATGGACTTTCCCGTATCACGGCTGTCGGACATGTGGTCCGTGCGATGGGTGGCAAGTACGCGTTCTGGAATAACGTCTACGACTGCTACATGAAGATCACAGCTCCCGAGAGCGTCATCGAGAACATGAAGATCCTGTTCCCCACACTGGTCCTTCAGATGGAGAACCTGGCCAACCGGTTCTCCCGTGACGAGGCCAGGAACCACCGAGAGATCTGGTGGCGCAGTATAGACCCCAAGCAGAGCGTGCTGAACCGGCGCGGATTCATACAGGGGTTCGGCGTCGGCGTGGCCAACCGCATCACCATGGCGCAACGTGAGGACATCACCGAGGACTACGCCAAGAACGGTGAATCAGGCGGTTATGCACTGGTGGTCCTGACCCGACAGCAGCGCGTAGAAGCTCAGTATCGTGCGCAGAACCCGAACTTCTACGACAAGGACGGCAAGGAGAAGCCCGGCACCAGGCACCAGGAGTTCAGTGGGGACGCCTTCGGATCCGGCCACCAGGCCGGTATGGCGTTCGCTTCGCCGAAGATTGGCGGAAGCCGAACCTCCATCAACAGCTGACACCACTGTACTTACTGCTGCCGGTCGAGTAGACTGGCATCAGTTCAACCAGGAAGAGAAGAGGAACGAAGTGAGCAAGATCAAGGACATCGTCAGTCTCAAGGGCGACGGCGGGGGCAACATTCCCGACATCAGTGATGAAGGCATCGCTGCATCGGCTCACCTCATCTGGACCAGCATCAGTGAGTCGCTGAACCGGGCCACCGCCGAGAGGCAGACCCAGCGCAAGAACGGTCAGCCGGGGTTTCTCTGGAACGGATCCGTCAACAGTGTAGTCAACGCCCTCTGGCCAGCCCTATCTGGAGGTTACCTTGCTGACAAGGATGAGGCGAACGACATCCGTATCGTACTTAACAGGTACCTGCGGCAGAGTCACAATCTCATCTGCCAACGCAATGGTGGCAACGGGTACAAATCGGTTTGGTGGATCAGCGAGCACTGGTCGTCGCTTACTATCACCCACACTCAGGAAGATCATGTAAACGAGCAGGAAGAGGCTTCAGTGATCGAGAAGTCCATCATGGAAGAGTCAGCTACCGAGGCTGTCATGTTCACATGTCGTGACGAAGAGTGCGGATACAGCACCGAGTTCACGCAGATCCGTTCCAGTCACGAGAAGCGTACCCACAACTTCGTCTACCGTGATGATGTCCGGGTCGACCTGGACGAAAATCCCATCACGGACGTGGAGATCGCAGAGATCGTCCTCAAGATCGCAAAGAAGCTGGAGTTCGCGGAGACAGGCTACTACTTCTTCCGTGAGGCTCGGAAAATCGATCCCCGCGTCTCCAAGATTCAGATTCGTCGCATGTTGAAGACTCTGACCGAACATCCGGATTCTCTACTCAATGAATACGGATCTGCCTACTACACCAGGTATGGCATCGCCGAACCTCAGAAGAAGGAAGATCCGATTCTCGACACCGATTTCAACTTCATGGACGCCGCCCAGACCATTGCTGGTACGGCAGAGAAGATCACGTCGAAGTCTTCTCTGGACCAGCACATTCCTGCTCTGGAGAGTCTTCTGGCAGATCTCCGAGACATGGACTCGGAAGAGGCCGATCTGATTGCTCTCCGTAAGGAACTCAGTGAGGTCACCGAGGAACGAGACAGGCTCTCCGCAGAACTCGTGATCGTTCGAAACCAGCGAAACGAAGCACAGAGCACACTCGATATGATCCGCAAGAATCTGCTGAAGTAGAAAGGAACGACATGACTGACAAGATTGAGGCCGCTACCGATGGTAGCGGCCTCGGCCGTTGTGCCGACGACATGATGCTCATCGGACTGGACAAGAAGGTCACCCGGAAGCAGGAGAAGCTCACCGACAGGGAAGCCCAGCAGTTAGTGCAGCGCATGGCTGCCATGACGGTACGGCGCTACGCCAACCGCCATGCCTGCGCACAGGCGTTGGTGAACGCCTGCAATCATCTGGACCACCAGAGAGACTCTCTTGATCTTTTGGATCTCTTGGAGATGCTGGACCTACCAGAGGAGTACGATCCTCCGACCGAAGAAGATCGGGAAGCCCTCCTGGAGAGCCTCCCCCGTACGTCCTCCTTCGACAGACAGAAGCCAGGGGACACGATCATTCGCAAGAAGTGATCTCCCCTGATACGATCGGACCCAGAGGGTTCGGTTCGGAAGTCGTGGCGGCGGTATCGGGTTACTAGGCACAGCGCGTGCCACCGCCACTTCAAGGAAGAGATGAGATCAGATGGCCGATTCCCTTCTTGACAACGTCTCTCTGAATTTGGTAGAGACGATAGACGACCTCTTCGCGTTCAAGCGCTGGGTAGGGGAACGTCGAGAAAGCCCACTAGGCATTGACACGGAATCTGGAAACCTCAGTCCGTGGAAATCTGATCTGCGGCTCGTCCAGTTCGGTGATTTGCACACAGGGTGGGCACTCCCCTGGGACGACTGGAAAGGAGCGATCAAAGAAATCATCACCAGCTGGGAAGGTGAGTGGGTCTGCCACAACCTTCCGTTCGAGCAGAAGTTCTTCAAGATCCACGGAGGGGTCCAACTCCCCTGGGACAGGTGCCACGACACCCTGGTCCAGGCCAAGCTGGACGACCCCATGAGGCCCGCCGGACTGAAGCCGCTGTCATCCAAGCTGGTGGACCGTACCGCAGCACAGGGCCAGAAAGCCCTGGACGACGGCATGAAGGCCCAAGGGTGGACCTGGGCAACCGTTCCCATCACCTTCGCCCCATACTGGGTCTATGGTGCCCTGGACCCCGTTCTGACGGTACACATCCACCAGCAACTGTATCCCCGCGTCCGTGCGGCTGCCCCAGAAGCGTACGACCTGGAGATGGCCGTCCTGCGAATCTGCACGGCAATGATGATCAAAGGCATCAAAGTCGACGTTCCGTACGTTCGGGAATCCATCGAGAAGTTCGAGGCATTCAGTACGGCCACCAGGACGTGGCTCAAGGCTGTCCACGGGATTACCAGCCCGCTGTCCGGAGGCCAGATCTCCAGGGCTTTCATCGAATTCGGTTGCGAAATCACCAGATTCACTGATGGAGGAGCCCCGCAGATGGACAAAGAAACTCTGACACAATTCAAGAAGTTCGCAAAAGATCCACGGGCACGGCAGCTGGCTGAATACGTTCTCGCGGTACGCCACACCGAGAAGATGAAAGGCAGCTACCTGGAGAATTTCCTGGAGATGCGGGACTCTGAGGATCTGATCCACACCAGCATCAATACGCTGGCGGCACGGACAGGCCGTATGTCCGCCACGGATCCGGCACTCCAGACTCTGGACCGGGATGACAAGACGGTGCGCGGGTCGTTTATTCCTAGAGAAGATAATGCCTTCATCACCTGCGACTTGGATCAGGTGGAGGGACGTCTAGGTGCACATTTCTCCGAGGACCCAGGACTGATGGAGGCATTCCACAAGTCCGACCACGGCGGCACGGACTTCTTCTGCGAGATCGGTAGCAGTGTTTATTTGGAGCCCATCGATAAGAAGGATCCCCGCCGAAACATCATCAAGACCATCTTCTACCGTTCCCAGTTTGGTGGAGGCGACAATGTCACTGCCATGGCGGAAGCAACTGGGGTTCCATTCGACCAGATGCACCAGGCCAAAGAACTGTTCGATGAGAGGTTCCCCGGCATCAAGCAGATGCTGACCGAAGTGTCCCAGGAATCCAAGCAGAACAATCCTCCGTACATCCGCAGCCCGCTCGGCCGCAAGCTCACTCTGGAACGCGGACAAGAGTACACCCAGGGCTACAACGCCTTGATTCAGGGACATGGGGCTGAGTACTTCAAGCAGCGGCTGGTGATTCTCGACGCGGCAGGATTCGGTGATGCCATGGTTCTCCCCGTACACGATGAGATCATTCTCGAAGTGCATCGTGATGATGTTGAAGAGGCCGCGAAGACCGTGGAAGACTGCATGACGGACCGCACGAATTACAAGGTGCCGCTGACCGCAGGCGCGAAGATCCTCCACGAGAGGTGGGAGAAGTAATCACCAACCACAACTATCGAGTGGTCGTCTGGATTGATCCGGGTAAAGACACCGGTTGGGCTATATACGATTTCCTAACTCACCGGTTTTCCAGTGGCGAAGGGGATTTCTTCACCGTCGGAGATATGCTCCAGGATCTTCTATGGGTTCATTCGACACATGCCGCCATAGGTTGTGAAGCATTCCTTGTCACCCCCACAGGAAGTCAGACCGCAGATCCTGAATACAGCCTGAAGACCATCGGAATGGTGGAATGGCTATGCCACAGGAACAGTGCCACGCTTCTACCAGAAGTTCCATCGTCCAGTCGTAATCTCGGCCGTGATGGAGGTAAGCGGGAGAAACTTGACTGGTACAGGCCAGGCAAAGGCCACGCCAACGATGCGACAGCCCATCTTTTGGCATGGCTCCTACGAGAACATCAGCTTCCGAAGCATCTGATGGAAAAGCTCTTCGCATGATGACCTTCCCGTGGTAGGGTAGATCAGTACCGACCAGGAAGGACTAAGGAATTGACCCTCGCCGAACGCGTGGACAATGTCATCCACATCACCACCTCTTACCAGGAACGACATCTCACTGCACAGATTCCTGGCGCCAATTTTTCCAAGGATCTGAACGTCTGGAAGGCCCCTCTTAGTTGGGCTACCTGCGTGGCGATGCGAGGTGTGTTCAAGAAGAATCTGGAAATAGGTCCGATACTGGCCGAGTGGTCCTGGAATGTGTGGAACACACGCATCAATCCGGCCAATTCCATGCGCAACGCACTGGAGTTGGAGGACTACGGCCATTCCGAATTGAACGATATTGAAGAAGGCCACACACTCAAGCTGTTCCCGTATCAGCAGGTTGACGCTGAATTCATGGTGGTGAATAGGCGCGCCCTCTTGGCCAACCCTCCAGGGCTCGGCAAGACGGGTGCCACCATCCGTACTCTTCAGCTGCTCAAGGCACGAGGAGAGAATCCCTACCCAGCTGTCATCATCTGCCCGAACTCTCTGAAGTTCACGGTGTGGCAAGAAGGGTTCCAGCAGTGGGCCCCTGAAGTGTCCGCAGTCGTCATCGACGGTACTCCTGCCAAGCGTCGCAAGCAGCTGGCAGCGGCCAAGGATTGGGCTGCCTCGAATGACACAGTCGTGATCCTCAACTGGGAAGCCGTACGCCTGCATTCACGTCTCGCCCCGTACGGGAACATCGCCCTGACCGATGCCGAGACGGCTCCCAAAGAACTGAACAGTCTGGGCCACAAGACTGTCATCTTCGATGAGGCCCACAAGATGAAGGACCCGGCGGCCAAGCAGACGCGGGCAGCCTGGTACGTGGCGCACCAGGCCACTAACCGCTACGCGTTGACCGGCACGCCTGTGGCGAATGACATCAGCGATATGTGGGGTATTCTCCACGCGATCGAACCCACGTGGTTCCCGTCCAAGACCAAGTTCATCAGCCGGTACGCGGCGCTGTCGCACAACTACTTCGGTGGTGCTGAAGTTGTTGGTCTCAATGCGGTGACTCAGGACGAGTTGTTCGCCATTGTCGATCCCATCATGCGTCGGTTGCCCAAAGAGGCTGCACTCCCCCAGCTTCCGCCCAAGCTGCCTGTTCAGTATCGGCACACGCCGATGACGCCCAAGCAGCAGAAGGCGTACGACCAGATGCGCGACATGATGATTGCGCAGTTGAATGAGATCCTGGTTGCCCCCAACCCGTTGTCCAAGCTGACGCGCCTGCTCCAGTTCGCTTCGGCTTCTGCGGAAATCAGTGAAGTGAAGATTAGGACATCTGTTGAAGAATTCCATGTCACTCTGACGAGCAAGGATATTCAGGCCATGCTCAATGAACACGGTGATGAAATTCTCTTGTTCGAGGACATGATGTTCTCGGCTATTCGTAAATATTTCCGAGCCAGTGACAAGCGACGGCCCAGGTTCCTTAGAGCTGAACTCAAGTTCGAGGCAGGTCAGAGGGTAGCTCTCTTCCGAGAGGTGAAGGAGGAATACCAAGACGTCCTTCTCACCGATCCGTCCAGCAAGGTGGACGACATGGTGGAGCTGCTGGACGAGATGGGTGAGGACTCTCTCGTGGTCGGTGCGGTCTCCCGGCAGCTCATCGAGATCGCAGCCAGGCGCCTTGACAAGCTGAAGATCCCCCATGGCCTGGTGACTGGGGCACAGACTCCTCTGGAGCGCCAGCAGGCCGTCAAGGACTTCCAGGACGGCAAGACGCGGGTTATCCTTCTGACCCTGGGGGCGGGCGCTGAGGGCCTCACCTTGACCCGTGCTGACACCATGCTTTTTATGCAAAGATCTTGGTCAGAAATTCAGAATGCTCAGGCGGAAGATAGAATTCACCGGATTGGTTCAGAACATCATTCTCAGGTGCGGATCATTGAGCAGATCACGCCGGACAGTGTGGAAGAGAACAAGCGCTCCCTGTTGGAAGGCAAGCAGATGCGCATGGAAGAAGTCGTACGGGACGCCGAATCTTTGCTGAAGCTGCTGGGAGCTAAGTGACCGAGTTCAGTAACAGCGCCATCAAAACTTTCAAGACCTGCCGCCGCAAGTACTGGCTGACATACGTTCGCAAGTTCACCGTCAAGCCCAGCAAGCGGATTCCGCATGGCGTTGCTGAACTCGGTACGCGTGTCCACCTAGCGCTGGAGGCGTACTACGGATACAACCTGGATCCACTGGCGGTACTGAACCTGGTGTACCAGTGGGCCGTTCAGGAGTATCCGAATTTCGCTGAAGACCTCACCAAAGAACATGCCTGGGCTGCCGTCATGACGGAGGGCTATCTTCAGTGGTCGTCCGAGAACGGTACGGATGTCGGTCTGGACGTCATCGCCACCGAGCGCATTGTTTCACGTGAAACCGTGCTGCCGGACGGTCGTGCCGTCTCCCTGGTAGGCAAACTGGATCAGACAATCCGACGCCAGTCCGACGGGGCTATTCTGACGCGCGACTGGAAGACCGTCGGCACGCTCACCAAGGCGAACGCACTTCTGCGTGACGAGCAAATGCGCTTCTACACTATGCTTCAGGCATTGAGCGCCCGTGAGTCGGGTGAGCGGTCCACGGGCGTTCTCTACACCATGCTGCTCCGGTCCAAGCGAACCGCACGCGCCAAAGGCCCGTTCTACGAGCAGATCGAAGTCTCGTTCAACCGGCACGACTTGAACAGCATGTGGCTGCGTAGCATCGAGACGGTACGGGAGATCCTTGATTTCACCGCACGTCTTGAGAACGGGGAGGACCACCGTTCCGTCGCTTACCCTAATCCGGATATCCACTGCACTTGGTGCCCGTTCGTATCTGTGTGCCATTTGGCAGACGACGGATCAAGATTTGAAGACGCTCTGTCATACGAGTTCTCCCCGGGAGACCCCTGGGCTTATTACGGAAACGAACTGATTGACAAAGTCTTGGCAGCGTTCGATAGACATAGATGACCCAGTAGGGTAAAGTCGTAAATAGACTTTCTCACTGGAGGTGTCTGATAGCCGGACGTACCTGTATCCCGGGATGCACCTGTGGAAGGCACCGTGGAAAGGATTTCACGGGCCACAGTTACACCAGCAGGCACAAGCATGTTTATCGTGCTCGTGGAAAAGCCAGTGAATATCCCTGCATCAAGTGCAGTAAACCAGCTCGTGAATGGTCTCGTATACATGATCGTGATGGAACTGACCCACACGCAGACTATATGCCTATGTGTGTGAAATGTCATCGACATTACGATGAATGGGGCAAGAACATCAGTGAAGTGAAGAAACGCTATTGGGCAGGAATACCTGTTGAAGAGCGTAACAAATCACCAGAAACCAGATCCAAAAACTCTGAAGCCCAGAAAACCAGATGGGCCAATATGGATCCGGATAAGAAGTCAGAGATTTCCAAGAAGATAAGTGAAAGCAACAAGCGAACCAAGCGGTTGAACAAGAATAGGGAAAACACTTCTAGTGAGTGAAGACCATTTCGGCCTCAACATGATCGTGTATGGAAAATCCAAGCAAGGAAAGTCGTTTCTCGGAGACACCACTCCAGCCCCACGGCTGGTCTTGGATGCTGAAATGGGAAGCCGGTTCACTCCCAGCAAGAAGATTGTCTGGGATCCGGTGATGTACGCTCCTCCGGTTCCTGACGGAACCTGGGACACAGCCATCGTTTATGTACGTGATTATCAAACCGTACTGAAGGCGTATGAGTGGTTGAACAGCGGACAGCACCCGTTCAAGTCAGTCGTTCTCGACTCAATTTCTGAGACGCAACAGCGTTGCGTAGATGAAATTGCCGGATCCGACATCATGAAGACGCAGGATTGGGGGACCTTGCTTCGAAAGGTGTCCGAACTGGTGCGCAATCTTCGAGACCTCACCACCCACCCAGTAACTCCACTGGATTCGGTCATCCTCATCGGTATGGCCAAGCGGGATGATGACGGATGGCGCCCATTTGTTCAGGGTTCCCTCGCTACGGTACTCCCCTACCACGTGGATTGCTGCGCATGGCTCGAAGTGGTGGCCGGTGAGGACGGGGTTCCGGTACGGCGTTTGTTCGTCGGACCACTTCCCGGATATCTCACCGGAGAGCGAGTAGGAGGCCGACTCGGACCTTACATCGACAACCCGAATATCACGGATATGCTCCGCATGATCCGTGGCAACGAAGACACGAACATCGAGACGGAGAAGACTGACTAATGGGCTCGTTTTCGTGGGGAGATCTGAAGAAGGCCGCTGAGGACGCCGGATTCGTTCTGGTTCCGAAGGGTACGTACGACGTCACCGTCACCAAGTCCGAGGCCAAGAAGACCGGCACCGGCAAGGACCAGATCAAGGTGACCTTCAAGATCTTGAGCGGTCCGATGGCAGGCAAGCCACTGCCGAACAGTTTCGTGATCAGCCCGGAAAGTGGCGTAGCGCTCGGGTTCTTCTTCCGTCACATGAAGGCCATGGGGCTGGACAGTTCGTACTTCGCCACACTTCCTGTCGGTGACGTCGGCATGAAGAAGCTGGCGAACGATCTGCTCGGCAAGACTTGCCAGGTCGATGTGATCGATGACGACAAGTGGAACGAAGAACTCCGCAACAAGATCACGTCGATCCGGGCGATCTCTGGAGCAATGGGGGCAGCTCCGGCCGGAGTCCCACAGGTGGTCCCTCAGCCGGTTCCGCAGCCGCAGCCGGTCGCCCAGCCCCAGCCTGCTGCGGCAGCTCCTCAGCCGGTCGCCCAGCCTGCTCCCGTACCGGTTCCGCAGCCGGTCGTGGAGGATCCTGCTACCGAGGGGCCAGGTAACGTCGTTGACGATGAGCTGGTTGACGAGGAGCCGACCAGTTCAGTAATAGACGAGATCAAGCCTCCGGATCTTCCGTTCTAAAACCGTCCACACCTGGCTCCGGCCATGATAGTGTCGGAGCCAGGTGAACGGGATGTGGCGCAGTTGGTAGCGCGCTTGCTTTGGGAGCAAGATGTCGTCGGTTCGAATCCGGCTATCCCGACGCAGGGTAATATGCAGGTTCGATTCCTGTCCGGTTCCTAGTAGTGCACTGCTATACTGGTAGCCTAATGGTAAGGCAGTCCCGAGTCAGCGATGTTGGATCGAAACCAACCATCCATTAGGATGTAGCTCAAGCGGTAGAGCACTGGCGTGGTGCTGTAGCTCAGCTGGTTAGAGCGCTTCCCTGTCAAGGAAGAGGTCGCGGGTTCAAGTCCCGTCAGTGCCGCGTGACAATTCAATAAGCCGTCGTGGGCTAATGGGAAAGCCGCGAGATTTAGGTTCTCGTGAATGGGGGTTCGAATCCCTCCGACGGTACTGCGGGGTAGTGGAGTTCGGTACCACGCTGGGCCCATAACCCAGAGGTCGCCAGTTCAAATCTGGCTCCCGCCACTCACATAATTGAATAGGCCCCGATGACGGTAACTGGCAAACCTAGTTCACTCAAAATGAACTGTCTGTGGGTTCGACTCCCACTCGGGGTACGACGTATCGGTGCCATTATGAAGACGGAGCTACGAGGCAACGCGCTTGGATCTAGGCTCGCGGTATGAGATCTCTGCATTTTCTCGTGCAAATGCAGAGGTCGGTACAGCAGGTGCGCACCTGCTGTACCTTGGAGGGTTACCCAAGTGGCCAAAGGGAGCTGACTGTAAATCAGCCGTTCATCTACGCAGGTTCGAATCCTGCACCCTCCACGCCTTATTAGCTCAACGGTAGAGCGCTACGCTTCCAACGTAGATACGCCAGTTCGACACTGGCATGAGGCTCTGATCTCTCGTAGCTCAGTTGGCAGAGCGGACGACTGTTAATCGTCTTGTCGCAGGTTCGACCCCTGCCGAGAGAGCGTAGGAAGCTACCGTGCACGGGTACAAACTGGTCTTGAAAACCAGGGCGGGGTGAAACCCGGGGGTTCGAGTCCTCTAGCTTCCGCTGGTGTGGACAACGGTCTGCACAGGTGCTACGGTGGTAACACCAACCAGGAACGAACGACAGAAGGAAGAGATCATCATGGGATTCTTCAGCAGCAAGATGACGCAAGGTTCTGACGGCGACCGGAACGACTACCAGAACGGTGCAGGAGCGGACGACCTCACCAAGGCCGACAAGAACGCCAACCGACAGACGAGCATGATCGCTGCACAGCGCGGGGCCAACCGCCGATGGGGCAAGCCTGCCGAGTCGCAGGGCGACGACATCGAGAAGCGCAACTCTAAGTAAGTAGTACGTAGATATCGACAATCTATGGGGCGGTCCTCGGGCCGCCTCATAGGTTTTCAGAGAGGTACAAAGTGTGCTCGTGGGTTTGTTGATCGATGGTGAGATGTTCCACGTCTACGATAAGGACGTGCACGCAGGATATACCGTACTAGCCAGGGAACTGGAACATCGTTTCCCGGAGCGGACATTGCGTGTGACCCGTCAACAAGTCCATATGTGGTCCACCAGAAGAGACCAGAACAACTTCCCGCAGCAGTATCGTGTCGCCACTCTCAGTGGCAAGATCAAGAACCTGTACAAGATCGAAGAAGTAGTCGATTGGTACCGTACCTACGTACCGAGTCGTGGAGGCCGAACCCGTACTGTCGCTGTGGACAACTCCCAACCAAGCGAGTAGAGTTCTCGATGCCAACAGGAAAACGGGTGGCAAGCCTCTACGGCCCGCCACCCGGTATTGAAAGGAATGATGGAGATGAACGAGAAGGCTTCCTGGAACAGATTCCTGGGTCTGCGCACCCATGTGATTGTTTCGCCGGAGGGTGGCCGCAGACGTGTGTGGGATCGCATGGCCGACCTGGAGAATCAGTTGGCGCAAGCTCACCAGAAGATCCAGATTCTGGAAAACAATCTGGCCGACGTGAACGATGCCTGGGGTGCCTCTCTGGCAGAGCTGGACTCCGCCAACGAACGGGCCGATGTTATCAAAGGCAGACTGGAGCTAGCGGTCCAAGCTAATCAAGTCAACATGAGCCGTGTCGACTTCGTGTTCCCCGAGCGTCCGAAGACCGAATTCATTGATCAGGCCACCTACCCGATCGACATCACATCGCTTCGTGCCGATCTTTCCGAACCGATCACCGGCAAGGTAACCCAGATGAATCCGGATACGGGTGACCACGAGACGGTAGAAACCCCTCTGGACAAGTTGACCAAAGACACAGAGGAATTTCGTCTCAGCCTGGTTCGTGTAGCCCAACGCGGGGTGTTCTTCGCCTCGCCGACCCACGTCCCCGGCATGAAGGCCAGTTGATTCAAGAACGATCAAAGACGCCCCACTCAGCTCGCCGGGTGGGGCGTCGCCGCGTCTGCGATGGCCTTCTGTACGGCTGCGACAATCGCTGCCTCATCAAGACCGTGCTGCGCGCTGAGTTGACCAATGAGGGCGGTGATCGCAGCGGTACTCGCGGCGATCTGCCGTTCCAACTCGCTGGTCTTGTTCTCTGCGACTTGGTCGCGCCATGCCTGGACCGTGCCCATGCGGGCCTCGCCGCCGGACAGCGGGTCAGGCTCGGTGTGGTTCCACACGGCTAGGGCAACCGCTGCAATGTCTTCTGGTGTCACAATGTCCTCCGATGGTGTCGTAGTGGTCGGCTGTACGGTCAGCACGGCCCACGCCCGCAGAGCTGCGGAGTCGGCAAGTGGGCAGTAGTCCGCATCAATAGGGTTGTCGTTGTACTGGTGGAACACCCACGGGGCATGAATGCCAGGATCACCGGCGGCTCGTCCCGAGGTGGCGATCCACAGGAAGTCGGCACAGAATCCGCTTGTGTCGACGTTGTTCCAGTAGTCCGCGTTGCAGTACATGCCGACGCGGTTGTTCGGCATCTTCGCCTTGACATACCGCAGCCACGCGTCCTTGTACGCTACCTGCTGGCCGTGAGGTACCAACGCGTTGCTGCTGTCGTATCCCTCCCAGTCGAGGATGATCACGTCTCCCGGCTGCCACGCGACCCGCGAGAGGAAGAAGTCTGCCTCAGCCCGTGGAGAGTTTCCCATGAACGGGTAGTGGTAGCCGCCCCAGACCAGGCCGTCGGCCTTGGCGTGGTCGCGCTGTCGTGTCCACAGCGGATTGACGTACGACAAGCCTTCGGTGACCTTGACGAAAGCAAACGACAGGCCGTTTGTGTTGGGCTGCGCAGACTGGAAACTGGACCAGTCCTGACCGTAGATTCCTATCGGCTCAATCCTTTCAAGAGATCAGATTTCGTACGTATACTTCGGCTTCGAAATCCGAAGCACTTGCGTGGTGAATTCCACCGTGGCCTCGATGGTGCTTTGCGCAATAGAAGACCAGATTGGAACCTGATTCCACCCAGGCACCGATCTCGTTCTGATCTGAAATTCCTGGGTAATCATGTTCCAGCAGGGCGAGGTCGACACCGTTCTGCATACTGAATTCCACATGGCTGTGATGAAGTTCGAGGCCCCCGCCGCATTCCGACACATCACCGCTTCGTCTTTCGGCGAAATGGCAGACGGCCGTTTCCACATGGGTCTTCCGATAGTGTTCGAAATCCTTGTAGTGCGGATCGTCGGTACGGGCCGGATGCTCCGGGTAGGCAATGGTGTAGTGGTTGGTGACACCCTGGGAATGGGCCGCCACGACCTTGCTTTCGGTCTGGTCTGTCATGCTGCCGGGCCTCCATTCAGAGAAATCGAGTGGAGATCTGTCACCATGACCTCTACCCGGTCCATTGTCAGGGCCATGTGGGTCATGGCCTCGTGATCGGCCGCAGCCTTGGCGTCCCTCTTGAAGTCTGCCAAGTTCTGGGACCTCTGGAGGGCTGGAAGGGCCCACCACTGGATCCAGTTGCTGGAGATGACTCCTAGGACCACCTTGGCACTGTTGGGCAGTGGGAGGACCAGCAGCGGGACGATGAGAGCCGCGTCGAACATGACCACGGAAGCCAGAACCTTGTCCGTGACCCATCCTAGGAACCGGTCATGGAAGCTGGCAGAAGCCTGCCTTAGTTCCTGGTACGGGTGGTTGACATTAGGGTGAGGCACTATTTTCCACCTCTCAGAAACTGCAATATACTGATAACCATCATTGCTAGTGCGATGAATGAAGGAACGATCCACTTAGTCCATTCACGAGTAATTCCTTCATTAGTGACTTCAACCTGTCGAGTAGTTTCCAGGACATCTACCCGCTTGCTGTCGTATTGGACCTTTTTCGACAGTTCCACCAATTCTGTTCTGTCAGCCTTGGTATCCAATTTTACATATAGCCGGTCGATGGACGTCTTGATTCCGTCGAGCAGCTCTTTGATGCTGTAACTGATCGATCCGCTGGAGTGCTCTTCGTCAGCCACCTATGTCGTCACCACCCTCACACTGTTGTCAGGCTATCTGGACTACACCAGTAGGGGGCCACATGGCTCCAGTTGTCGGATACGTGATCTGTGAAACCGGAGAAATATATGACGTGACTTCCGGTGAAACAGCGAGAGTGATGTTCGATAGATAAAGAACATTGCTCACGGAAGGAGTTCCGCCCTCGGTAGGAACGAGAGTCCCCTGAGATGCTCCGGCGGGTACCTGGAAATAGTTGGTCAGGTAAGTCCATGTAGCTGCCGGGACACTGACTGAATTACTAGAGGTAGACAAGAAATTGTTTGACGAGTCGTACCAGTTCACAGACAGAGATACACTGCTGTATCCGGTAGGAGAATAAACCCAACCATTTGCCAAATACCAGTTAGGTGCATTGGAAGGTCCTATGTCAGTCAGTGTAGGACCCTTATTGGATTCCACGTACACAGTGGCAGATGTCCCGTTAGGGGTCATCAGGCCAGAGAACGAGAATCCTCCATGAACCTGCGCGTTCGATTGCACGAAAGTACAGTTGGTAGGTGTCCAGTTGGCCACACCTGAAGTGAACGTTGAATTGAGGTTCAGCGGGTTGTTAGGTTTCTGTACGGATTCGAGGTCTCCTGTGAGTAGACCAGCATGGTTGTACACAAATGTGGATGTTCTGGTGGCGTGATTGCTGTCTGCTGTATTTCCTGTATTGGTGGGGTCTTCCCAGGTATGGAGAATTTCACCTGAAGCTGTCCCGTCATAGACAGACAGCAGCATGCTCCATGTATTGCCGAGAAAACTGGTGGACCATGACCCACCATGACGACTCGACTGGAGAGCATTGAAAGGCAATGGACTGGCATCTCCGAACCCATACTGGGTCCCTACTGCTGGGGAAGGAATTCGGTGTTGTTGAAACACCACATGGTATACATTTCCCGGAGTCAATCCAGTAGCTGCAAGGGGGATAGACATAATTGGAGCAGGTGTCAAACTAGTGTAATACGTTTTTGACTGAGGAATATTAGGATTGATCATCAGCCACACATCATTACCAGAATTATATGAGGCAACCAATTCTACGCCTGCTTCACGCCATTGTTGCGTGATCCACTGGTCAGCTGGTCCATCAGTAGGGGATACGCTCAAAGTCTGTATAGCATTTGTGTATGTTGTAGAGGTTGTATACCCTCCTACAGCAGACACGGACGAATCAGTGATAGCTGTATCCCATCCAGGAGCATAAGCCCACATGGCCACAGGAAGACTAGGACCAGTATTCCATGTGTTCAATGATCCGTCTGGATTTATGTACGCGTAATAAACGTTGTTGACGGCTGTACCAAAAAGAATAGTAGAACCACCAGCAACAATCATCCAATTACCTATGACGGCAACAACAGGACTGTGGATGAAAATAGGAAGGCTGGATACGAGATTCCAAGAACTCAACTGCCCATTGTTTACAGTAGCCGAATAAACAGTGTTGAGTACTGACGGTCCTGTCGAGTCATATCCGCCGACCATATACACGGTATTTCCGAAAGAAGCTCCGCTGGCCTGCTGAATAGGTCTGGGAAGACTGGCCTGGGAACTCCAACTGCTTACTGCTCCGGTGTTGGGGTCCCATCCGGCAACCCACACTTGGGTAAGGGATCCGGTGCCGTCATTTCCTCCGGCAAATACAAGAGAATCTTGAGTAGTAACAACTGTGGACCAGAAGGCACCTTTGGGAACCGTAGGATTAGAAACTCCTAGACCGATAGTGTTTCCTCCGGTATAAGGTACTACCGTGATATTTCCTACTGGTACCGATGTTTCCCCACCGGCCAGAATTGTGTAATTACCGGAAGTAAATACAGAGGCGCTTTGGGCCGCTCCTCCACTACCGTCTCCAGCAGGTCCAGCCCATGCATTGGAGTTGATACTTCCTGTTGCGTATCTGCTGTTGTACCTGGCTGTGGCCAGCGGCTTCGTGCTGTTAGCCAACCCTGTGAGATCTCCTAGGTTGGAAATCCACGAAGCAGGAATTGTGGCAGAAGCGATCGGACTAGTGGTAACAGGCGATCCTGACCCATTGTCATTGCATAGGCTGACAGATACATCGCTGCCGGTCCCGAAAGACGACATAGGAATAGTGATGCGCCCTATGGATGTTTTTCCAGCAGGCATGGTGAAAGGCTGAGCATAGTCAGTACTGTTTCCCGGAACAACCATAGTAAATCGAGTACCGCCAAATGGGGTGACGATATTGGCACCTTCATACACGGTATTGATGTTGTGAGTACCCAAAAGTTGATTGACATTGGAAGAAGAGTTAACGGAGTTTTGGTCCCCCTCTACTCCATTAACTGGAGACTGCCAAAGAGGAGTTGTGTTCACATTCTCACCCACTCCACGGTCATGCTGCTGGTCATCGCACCATTTACGTCAGTATTGAGGTTTCCGCCGCTGGTCTGGAACGTCTCCATCTTGAACGTATCGCCTACTACTGCCTGAACGAACACGCGTGGAAGAACGATACTGTTAACAGATGTGGAAGAAGCAGGAATTTCTACCTGGCTTCCAGTAATGTTGGTGGAAGCATTGTATACAAACAAGGCATCACGGACACCAGTCGCATTGGCTGTCCACAGAACGATGCCGTTGAGTGAATAGAGACCAGAGACTTTCACCGTATAAACAGTAGGGCTTCCCGCACTCCACCCAGTCCAGGTGTCAAACTGGGCAGCTCCGAAAATGACCGCCGAGGCAGAACCTCCAGTGGCAATCGTCTGCCCCACTGTCTGTGTAAGGTATGCAACCGGCTTGTTGTCGTGGAACGACTGCCGGGCTGCTACCAACGTACCGAGAGTGTCAGACATCAGGAAACTCCCGTGAGAAGTCCATTAGAATAAGAGTACGTTCGATACGATTGAAGGTAGCCGGAAGCCGTTTGCCCGGCTGTGTATTCGCCGTACGTACTGATTTCTCCGGTGGCGGTGTACGTAGAAACTGTCCACCTGGATCCGCTGTCTTCCACCACTGCTGTAAGAAGACCACTAGCTGTCTGGTCGAACACCTGGTACTCGAAACCGTATCCTTGAGCTGTCCATGTGACGCCATCAGGACTGGTAGAGGCTCCTGACACCTGGTTGGACTGAAACCAGGTGTAGGAATTGGATACGTTTCCTGCGGCGGCTACCACAATCCAATATGTCGTACTGGCAGTTAGACCAGTTGCGGGAAGTGGGTATATCAGTTTAACCGTGTTGGTTCCGCCGCTGGCCAGATTGGCATATTCAGCAGTGATTGTCGTACTCACCAGTGCGGACCCAGCGGGGGCACCAGCGGAGTTGGCGAACAGGCCAACAGTCGTCGTTGCCAGACTGGAGCCGGATGTCGTAGTCGTCGTCACAGGGACGATGACGTACCCGATAGCCGTCTGCCCACCAGCCGTCGTAAACGACTGCGCCAGGTACGTTCCGTTGGTGTTGGTGGTTGTTGATCCTGCGGTAGTCTGCGCGGCGGTCTGTACGGCGGCGTACAGCTCATTGGACGGGTGAGGGCCGAGGAACTGGTTGATCTGGGACGCCAGCGGCGGCTGACCTGTTGTAGCAGCCTCCCAGGCAGGTATTCCTGTCACGAGATGGCCGCCCAGTAGCTAACGCCCTCTTGTGTACTCGCCGATAGGGTGATCGATCCGGGGAGAGAGGTGTTAGCCGTACTGTTGATAGCGAACCTGTAGTTGGCCGCCGTCAAACCAGCATTGATCGTACTCGATGCTCCGGCGAGGCCGTTCAATCGGGCCAGGGCGGGGCCTGTAGTCCCGTTGCACACGAAGGCAACGTAGTAGGTGCCCGCCGCCGCTGCGTAGGGGGTGACAAGAGGTGTGGTATACAAGCCGGTGGTGGCGGCCCACGAAGTCGACAGGGATGCGGACGTGCCACGCAGGGTGCCCGTGGAGTCGTAGATACCGGCGAAACTCTGGCTTGCGGTGAGGCCCGACCCGACCGTATTGACCTGGTACAGGATGTTGGTGATCGTCGCTGCGTATCGGAGATTCATCTTTACCAGGTGGATAACACCCGATGTGGATAGCGCAGTGGAGTTTGTAGGTGTTGCCGCGTCGTATGCCCAAGCAAGCAAATTTTGGTCTGACGGCTGAAAAGTGGCAGTCGGGAGAGGAACCCCGTTCACCGTGAGCTGGTCGGTGTTACCCAGTTCCAGGTGGTTGTACGTAGTGGTACCGGAATTCGGCCACAGGTTTTGCAGGTTCGGATTGACAGCACCGTTGTTCTGGACGTTAGCCGTTACCGATGTCTGAACTGTTCCACCAGTAACCGTAGGGGCGATCACACCAGAACTGATTCTCAATCCGATGTTGTTCAACTCGCAGTACGGATTGATGATAGTCGTGCCGTGGGCCCCCGTGTCCAGGAAGATTCCATTGCCTGCGGCGTTCTCAATATCTGGGTGGATCAGCGTGGTGGAGTGCGTATTGGTGATATACACGCCAGAGCTTCCGACATCGTCGCCCTGGGGAACCAGGTGGGCATCTATAACGGTATTGGAATGAGATGTTCCAGCAATATTGATTCCGGAACTGGAAGTGCCACCGTAGTTGATTCTACATGCTCTAATCTCATTATAGTGGCATGTACTGGCATTCATGAGAACACCGACCAGCGGAGCCACACCAGATGATCCGCCAGCATCGATTAGAACACGTTCAATTGTGGATGAGTTGAAGTTGCTGGCGTCAATCGCCGTACCCAGATGGGATGCTCCAGTCTGGGAGATACGCATGTCACGGATGAACACTCGGGTGTTGGCAGATGTGGCCTTGAGTGCGGGAGTGACGGTACTTCCGTTGTACTGGATCTGAGATCCCCACCCACTGCCAACGATCTGCGTACCTGATACGGCAACAGTCAACGAGGCGGTGATCACATAGATACCCGTAGGGAAAAACACCGTGCTGCCGTTTGTAGAAACGGCATTAAGAGCAGCTTGAATGGCAGCAGTGTCATCGTTGACACCATTTCCAAGGGCTCCGAAATCCTGAGGTGTCACGTACCCTACGAGAAAAGGCATATCAAATCACTCCGGTGAGAAGTCCGTTGGTGTACGATAGCGTATTGAAACTCTGCACATAACTACTGCCTTGCGCAACGGTGTACTGATCTATTGTCTGAATCTGCCCAGTACTGTTGTAGGAGAATACTGACCATCGTGCTCCGTTGTCTTCGTAAATCATATTCAGAAGGCCGGACGAAGTCTCGTCGTAAATTTGGTACATGAGTCCGTAAGACTGGGAAGTCCAGCTGATTCCGTCCGTTGAAGTTGTCGTACCAGTGACCTGGTTTGACCTCTGCCACACGTAGTAGTTGGTGGATGTGCCGACCGGACTGGTCACCAGATGATAACGTGTACTAGCTGTAAGTCCGCTGACGGCCAACGGAATACTGACCCAGAATGAAGAATCGTATATGTACTGGACGGATACGAGAACCGATGCAAGGGCCGATCCAGTAGGAACCCCACTACTGTCTGCGTAGATTCCCAGTACAAGGGACGGGACGGAAGCCAGTGTGGGAGATCCCCCGACAGTACTGATTTGCAGTCCTACAGATCCCACAGATGTTTGGCCAGCAACGGTACTGAAAGCCTGGTCTAGATACTGCCCCTGGGTAGTGGTGAATACTGCTGTGCCAGTTCCCTGACTGCTCTTCAGTACGCCGCCCTGATACAAGAACGTGGCGGTGTGGGACCCCAAGAGCTGGTTGACGAAGCCGGAATTTCCCTGATGCCCCGCTGTTGCAGCCAGCCATGTGGGAGTGACACTCATGTCACACCCCAGCTATGGTGAATGATGCCTGCAAGATCAACGTGTTAGTTGGAGTGACAGTGACCGTTGGGGAAAACGCCCAGTGATCTATGAGGAACCCTGACGAAGTACCACTAGTGGCGTTAGCGAAAACCCCGGCTTCCGTAACCGTCCACGTTGTCGCCGGTGAAGGGAAATAGAACAGCCAGGTGGCCAGGGCATTGATGGACGGTGTGGCGGGGGAAGAAGCTCCGGCCCCCACAGTCTGCCTGCTGAGTTCGGTGAAGAGCGATGTGTTCGAGGCCGCTACGGTTCCTGTACCGGATCCCACGGCTCCCCACAGAGGAGTCAGATACGACGGACTTGTCACACCAAGATTCGCAGCCTGGTCCTGGATTCCGGACCACACCAGAGCCGCAGCGATGACGGTCAGGCCCGACGTACACATGATGTTGTCGCCCTCACGGAAGTCGACAACATTCTCGTTCTCGTCTAGAACTGTGAGGGACAGATGACCGTTGATCCCGAATACTGCCGGACTGGGATCGATCTTTTTTGGTGTCACGACCAACTGAAACTTCCCCACTCTCCAGAATCCCAGTTCGGACCGACCTGGACGACTGCTGTCATCGTATCGTGTGAGGTCATGCCCTCGTTGGTTTCCGCAAACACACCGATAGCGGTAACGACTCCACCGGTCTGCTGGGTGTTCTGCTGGTTCAAAGCCCCTAGAACATCAACGAGTGTATACGGTCGGTAAACACCAGGCACTGATCATCTCCTACAGTCTGATGGCTGTTATCTGCGCCACACGATATCCGCCCGGACCAAAATTGATACTGTTGGAAATGACGATAAATGTATCGTTGATCCCCGGTATATAGCTGTTCTCTGAATCAGGAATGAATTGATTAACAATTGTACACACCTGACCAGATCTAACCCATCCCAACCAGTCTTCCGAAGTAGAGAACGTGTATCTCTCCGCAGCGAACGAGTACTCAGTTCTTTGCCTCAGAGCACGTGCCAATGCCATGGGGACCGTGGTAAGAGACGTATCGGAGATGTATTCGGAAAATACTCCTCCATTGGGTCCAGTATACGTGGCTTGAGAATTGAAATCGTTGGACTGAGCGATGATAGGAACCAAATAGTCGTACCACAGCCGGATGGTCTGTCCTGCGGGGGGGATAGTCTCTGCGATGAGGAACCACCCACCAACACTGTTCTGAGCGATTTGCCAGGGATCGGTACTGGTCTGTCCGGCACTTACCGGAGTGACTGATGTAGGGACCCCATTGATCGACAGTACGGGAGATCCAGTGACAGTGAACCGCAAAGGCCACGACGACTGCACACCATTGGACTGCCAGATATCTGTAGGGGGATTACTTGTTGTACCGAAGGTGATCGCCTGGTTTGCACCCTGAACAAGAGTTCTGTTTCGGACAGACGTACCATCCCATTCGTAGGAGAACCCACCCCCTACCTGGAAGTGACCTTCTGTAGTGGATCCTCCGACAGTAGGGCTGGTGGTGAAAGTGACACCACTGTTCTGCGCTGTTGTCGCATCGTAGAAGTGGAGGTTTCGGTTCTCGTCTACGTACCATCCGTACGGAGTAACCTGCCCGGCCAACTGCGCCAGATTCCTCCACGCCTGAGACAACGTAGTGTAGTTAGATACGAAACTTGCAAGCTGCGGGCCCGGAGCTACAAACCCTCCGTTCGATGTGCTGGCAGCAGTGATTCCGCAGTTTGCCTGCTGGGTCAGGGAGATGACAATCTGGTCGACTGTCTGGCCGATGAAAGTCCCCTGCACGATCGCATTATCCGCATAGAATGTGTAATCAGTGCATTGCAATTGCCATTCATTGCGGTTAGGACTGGTGACGTCCAGAACCGGATCATCAACTACTCCGGCGAACAGTGTTACCCCAGCGATGTTGTCGAAGAACGAGATCTGACTGAATACCGGGATGTAGAAATTCGGTGTCGTCACATACTCATCGACAAGTGTGAGTGTCGCTGTGTCACCCTGGCGACCGAAATTCTGTGTGATCGTCGGAGTGGTGCTGACCCCCGACCAAGCGAGCTTGTTGCTGTAGTTGGTCGGGGATCCGCCGGGCGGTGTGATGGTCAGTGTGATGTTAGGAGTGGCGACCATGAATTATGTCCTGATCCTTACGCCGCCGGATGGGAGGATCTGTGTGGCTACGCGGCGACCGAGCTTGTTCACCAACTGGTCCATGGCCTGGTCCCCCATCACCTGACTCCCCCGGAGGTCGAATACGACGCTCCCGCTGCTTGCTCCTGCTCCTCCACCAGCAGACAGGGCCGACAGGCCACCCCCAGCACTGAGGGGGTTCAGGAGGTTCGCCTGAGCAGACCTAGCCAGACTGCTGGAAGCAGCCGCTACAAGGCCGGAGGAAGAATTCATACCGCTCGCCAGCATCTTACCGACATTAGCTCCAGCGATATCCATTCCGCCAGATCCGCTGAGAGGACCGGTCTTCGCCGGACTGTGGGGGAAGAAACTGCTGATGGTGCTAGCGACCCCACTAATAGTACTGGTGATGCCTCCGACAGCTGATTTGATTCCGCTGATCAATCCCTTGATCAGGTTGGCCCCGGCATCATAAAGAAGCGTACCGAAATTTGAAACCGCATCAGTGATGAATTTGATAATGTCGTGCCAGGCATCGGACAGAAGTTTGCCCATGTCATTCCAGGCTTGACCCCAGTGGCCGGTAATCAGATCCAGAACGATGGCTAGGATATTCTCTACGAAATGAATTCCGATAGTGACAGCATCGGAAATCAATCCCCAAGCCAACTTCAAAACATCTACTACTGCGCCCCAAACGATTTTCCAAACAGCAAGGATGTCCTTGAGGGTGGGAAGGATTACCAAGTTCCACGCAATGACCAGAATAGTTGCGATAATACCCCAGGCAACCTTCCAGATATCCTCTATCTCAGTACCGTGCTGCTTCCACCAGGTGCTGAATTCATCTAGCCTTGCCTTCAGCCACTTCAATACATTGTCATCGAACCAGTGGACCAACTTTTCCACTTCTTTGACAAGGGTGTCCCAAGCGTCCTTGAAATCTTCCTTATGGGAATCGAACCAGCTGATGACATCTTTGATACCAGCAACGACTTTTGGAAGGATATCAGTACGGAACCAGTCGATAATGGCTCCAGCAGCAAACCACGCTACTTTGAAATTCGTCATCATGAATTTACCGACATCATCAACAACCGTACGGAAAATCTTGAAATGCTGATATGCATACATTACTGCATACCCGAGACCGATGATAACCGTAGCAATCAGGATCTCAGGACCAGCGGCAACTGCCGCAGCAGTACCAAGAGCAATAATAGCTCCTACCAATACACCAGCTATGATGGCAGCCAATGCTTTAGCTGCAACAGCATTGTTAGACATCCACTTGGCGGCATCAACAAAATATCCGGCAGCCTTCTGAACATAAGGAAGGAGAACCATACCGATCTTGACACCCAGAGCTTCCACACCGGCCTTGGCCTCGGACATCTGCTGAGCGAAAGTCTTTTGAATGGTATTCCAGTTGTCTACTTTGCCAGCAGACTTGTCAGCAGACTCCTGAATAGCAGCAACAGAATTGTTGAAATACAGCCCACCATCAGCGCTCAACATAAGAGCCGTACGAAGACCCACCTGCCCACCAGTCAACTTGGACAGAGCAGCGTTGAACGTCTGGGACACAGGAGTGTTGGCTGACACCAACTTGTTGAACGATCCCATTCCCTCGTTCAGTGTAAGGAACTGCTTACCCATCTTGTACTGCGTAGGATCAAGCGCACCAATAGCCTTGTTGTAATCGGTGACGCCAATGGCCCCTGACTGAAGCTTGTCTGCCAGATCCTTAATTGGACCAGGCATCTGGGAAAGCATAGTCTTAGCATTGGCAGCTGCATTGGTGGATTGTTGAAGGGTGTCGATAAATACCTGACCACCCTTTGTATTCTTACCGATGGCGTCAACCAGAATAGACAGAGTTCCGGAAAGACCGTTCTTGCCAAGATTGTTTGACACGTCGTTCATGTTCAAGCCGAGCTGCTGCGCCTCGTCCGTCATGATAGACGTGGGCTTCTGCAAGGAAGTGATAAGATGGCCAAGGTTCTGGGTGGCCTGCTGCGCTGTCATGTTCTGCGACGTCATGGTGGCGATGGCGCCACCCACCTCAGCAAGACTGATCTTGGCAGACGCAGCGATAGGAACGACAGCACCAAGAGATGTCGTCAAATCCTGCATTCTCAAGTCACCAGCGGCTGTTGTGGCGATCAGCTCGTTCATAATCTTGGCAGCGTCGCCTGCTCCAGCACCATAGGCAACCATGGTACCAGCCAGCGTCTTGGTTGTGGTGTCCAGATTGGCGTTACCGACTTTGGCGCCCTCTGCCGCTACTCGCATAACATCCAGGCCGCCTTGTGCAACATGGAATCCGGCCGACTCCACGTGGTACATGGCAGTAGACAGATCATTAGCTGAAAATCCGACTTGAGCAGCCATGTCGATGAGGCCGTTTTGTACGGTTTTCAATGCACCAGCTGTTTCGCCAGCATCGGTCACCAGGTGGGTGGAAGAAGACTGGAAATCAGTGGCAGCCTTGACAGCCAGATACCCAGCAGCAGCAAAAGCCGCAGCAATACCCAAATAAGCCGTACTACTGGCTGACTTGGTAGTTGCTGCGGCCTCTTCATTCGTACCGGCCGCAGCTTCTGCTACAGCAGCCTGCCGCTCCTGTGCGGCGGCCAGCTCTGTAGCCGCAGCCGCAGCCGCCGTATCAGCTGCTGCCAGCTGATCAGTGGCTGCGGCCAGAGCTTCGTCACCACCCAGACCACTGGCCCGGGTGTCCATCAAATTCTGCTCGGCAGCAGCCTGCTCCTGAGTCGCCAATGTCAGCTTGGCCTGAGACCCAGATACACGATCGTTGGCCAAGGACAGAGCATCTGCTCCAGAAGCAGTCTTGAGCAGACTGTCATCAATAGCTGCTCCTGCTTCATCTGCTATCCCCGCAGCACGAGCCATTGTGTCTGTGAAATCACTGATAACAGCAGCAGCACGCTCGAAGATGGATGAGGCTTTGTCCTGGGCATCCAGGATGGCCATGACGGTAAACGCCTCAAGACCCACGATTGTTTCTCCTCTGCTGCGCCTGTTCTTCTCTTTGAATCATCTGCATGAAGAACAGGTAGTCCTGGATTTCCTGAGCAGGTCTGCGGCTCAGATCATCGCGAGTGAGGCCGAGGCTTTTCCAGAACTCTCTCTCGATCAGGAACGTGTTCAACGACGGGGGTCCTGCCGTCCCCATGCGGATCGCTGCTGACGTCTCCATCACGAAACTGCTGGGACTCCTCAGAACTCCGTGGAGAGTTCATTGAGTCCACCGCCTCCCATAGCTGGTCGAAAATGACCCCCGGGAGATTCTGAATGCTTCGCAGAGTGAGAGGCCAGATCGTACCGTCCTCGTCATCCAGATTCCAAGCGGAGACGGCCGCGAGAACGGACAGCTGACGGAACTTGGCGACATCCGGATTAGGTACGGTCTTGCCGTCCACAAAAGTCATGGCGGACAGAGACCGCTCGGCAGCCTCCCTCCCACCCTGACTCACGTGTTCCAGAATATCGACCCAGTAGTCCCGCTCGGAATCCACGACAATACGCTTGACCCCGGAATAGACGGAGAGAAAACCCATCGCTGCCTCTTTCTTAGTAGTTCAGGTAGACGTTGTTGATGACAGTGGCCTGCACAGTGAATTGCGAAGACCCAGTCAAAGGACGGGAAGCTTCAAAGCTGATGGTCGACATGATCACGTCTTCCATCTTCACGTCGTTGGCGAACTTGTTGAGAACGATCTGCGGCAGGGTGACGGTTACGGTTCCAGCACTGGACGGGTGCACAAGAGTGAATACCAGGGATCCCAGGGTCCCATTCTGCATACGGGTGAAGTCACCGTATGTGGCATCGTTCAGGCTGGACCACACTACATCGAATGTACCCGAAGTGTGGACGGTGACCGGCGTGATGAACGAAGGTCCGTGGTTCCCGGAATAGGTGTAGGTCTCCTTGAGACCGTTATCCACCGAAATGCTGATGTTCTGGGCATCGTACCGTGCATTGGAAAAGGCGGTGAGTGTTGCTTCCGCGAATACGAATGGTACTTCGTTGGTAATAGAGACGGTTGTGGGACTGGTAAGGATCGCCACTGACTGACCCATCAAGTCAGCCGTGATATCAGCCGGGTTGTTACCTACCGGAACCTTCAGATCGAACTTGTTAACTCGGCAGCCTGCGAACTGGAGGCTTTGGAACGATCCGAGGTTCTTCTCCACAGTCAGTGACGGAAGCGTGTTCGTCTGACTGATTGTGTGGGTGTACGGGGCAACCACACCGACGACCGCAGCAGCTGTAAGGTGGGCATACGTGAGCGGCTGGTCCAGAGTGAACGTCGTACCGCTAACTGTGATCTTGCGGCATTCCGCAGTCGTGGTAGGTCCGGATCCGTTCACATCGATCTGAACGACCTGACCGGTAGTAAACCCTGATGCTGATGCAACAGTAATTGTCGTAGCTCCGGCTGACACTCCGCCGTTGAGAGTGGTGGATCCGGTTCCCACCGTTCCTGTGACACCAAGAGAAGGCTGTGCGTCGGCTCCGATCGAAGCGACCAGAAGTTCCATGGCGTTCGACGGGAACAGAGGTCCGGCGACAGCTCCATGGAACTTGTACTCGCCGTACATGTTGTAGACCTGGAGGTCTCTCATCGCCTGCATGACGTGCGGCGAGAACCAGCCAGGATCCATCTCCATGGTGTTGCTGGTCATGGGAAGGAACGTAGTGGCTGCTACCGGAGTGCCGAAGGTTACTTCCTTGGCGATTCCGGTAGCAGAGAGGGAACCGTAACGCTCGATAACTGTCGGAAACGGCATAGATTCTCCTTAGATGGCCGGAGCGTCAGCAGCAGTTTCCTGCCCGTCAGCTGAATTGGTGTCGGCAGAGGTATCACCATCTACCGAAGCTGAGGAATTACGGCGACGACTCTTGGCTACCGGCTCGTCAGCAAGAGAATCAGTGACTTCTTCGATGTCGATTCGAACGGTGTACCCAGCAGATTCGTCGTCGGGAACATCGAACTCGTCCCCCGGAAGAAGTTCGTACCCCTTGTCTACAAACGTGGTAGGAGTATGTCCGATGTAGCGAAGACGCAAAATCATGCCTTTCTGAACTGTGCTTCTACGTTGTCTTTGAAACTCTGTGCAATCAGTGGAGAAAGCCGCATCATGGCATTGCGGGCAAAAGGATTCGGCTTGGTACCAGGGTGATTGACCATGGCGGAATACACCAGATCCCCTCCCCGTGCTACAAATCGAAGACGTCTGGCATTGCGTGGAAGAATGACGTGCGGAGCAGTACCGTTCTCCACATAGGAAGCATACGGAACATCACTGCCGAACTCTAGAGCGATACTGGATAGTCCGGAAGCCCTACGGAATTTGATGGAATCCCGCAGACGACCACTTCCAGTCCCCTTGCCAACCGGGGCTTCCGCTCTGAGTTCGGCTTCCACGATAGGACCCATTTCGTTGGCCCATTCTCTGGAAGCCTGGATCCAGCTGAACCGCTGGAATATGCTGGAGTTTCCCGGATCGAATTCCATACGGTACGTCATGCCTGCAACACCTCCATGACATCCATAGCGATGCGGGACGAGTAGTAGAGCATGCGAAGCGTGGCCGGGGTTCGCTCCGGAGGGTACTCCAGATCCCATGATTCACCAATAGACTGAACCTGGGACACTTGCCCTGTGGTGGGATCGGTTATTACCACGGGCATCGTTGTGGACCAGAGCTTTGTCAGAACGGCATCGATGATAAGAGGGAATTCCTGGTCCACGTTGGAGTCGTCCGGTGTGGTCAGGTATACCAGGTAGATATCGATGGTCCAGTCCAGCCTCTTGAATCCGGCAGCCGGGGCGATACCTCGCGGCATCGTCTGGCGTTTGCCTCGATTCCGTGCACCCCAGATGTACGCACGGGGACCATCTATGTCTTCCACCGTAGGTGGCGTGATATATGCCTCGATCGGCTGTGCGATAGTAGGTACCGCCAAGCCGTCCAGAAGACCGGCTACGTATATCTGAATTGAGTTGAGAGGAATATTATCACCACCGACCTTTAGGAGCGTTCACAGTACGTCCACGGAAAAGCTTGCTGATGACTCTTTTAGAAAGCTTCTTAGTGGCACCCGAACGTCGATGCACAGTTTTTGCTTTCACTTTGGAAGCATGAGAACTAGTACTAGAGCGACGGGGAACCTTGGGAGTGGCCATGAACTAGATCACCCTCTTGAACGGATCCAAAAGAAGCTCATATTCGGTCTTCATGTCTGATACACCATGGCCGCCGGTTGTCAAAGATCCTGGGATATTCTGGATCGACACTGACGTGATACCGGCTTCCAGAGCCTGAGCAGCAGCAGCCAAGGTAGCCGCCCACAGGACGTTCTGAGGCAGCGATGAGACCAGTACGGTCGTCGGTACGGTTCCGGTGTGGGAGAAGCTCAGAGGAGCCGCCAGGTGGAGCGTTCCAGGGCCCGCTGGGGCCGTCCCACCATTGTTCGGAAGCACCAAAGGAGTCGTCGCTGTAACAGATGACACACTGATGACTTCGGTACTGGATCCGTCATAGATGAATGCCGACGCTCCAGTGAATCCGGTGACATCGTCCACTGCAATCGATGTGGCTCCGGAAGCAACCGTTGTTGTCAGTCCCGCGTGCGGCCAACCGTTGACGTATGTCGTGGAGAACCGACATCCATTGCGACCGTTCCACCATCCTCCATACCCAGGGGACAGCAGAATTGATTGACCTCCCTCACCGGCACCTGACGGGGCAGAGCTTCCGTACAGACCTACCACCGGATTTTCGACGTCGAACATCCCAGCAGCGACCTGAGTCCAACTTCGAGGGAAGGTATTGGCTGACGTCTGCATGGCGAGAATCTGAGTGATTGGCCAGCGCTGGAGAATCAGTCTGACGTTCTGTGTACCGGGCTGAATGGTCACACGGTAGTTCGGGCCGGACAGTACTTCGGTGTCGACTGTGGATCGGAGAACCTGATTGCAATAGCTTGTAAACTATCGACAATTCCTGTAGCTCTCCAGCATATATTAGTTTGTTCAGCAACTTGTTGTGGTGTGGTGGCTTTAGGAAATGGAATGATCGACCACGAAATACCATAAACCAGTCGGAGCATTAGTGATCATACTAGGAGTCACGTAAGGCGTCGACATGGGGCATCACCTCCTTTCGTGCTCAGGCCGGTCGGCCACTCCCCCGGACGGTCGGCCCCGTCGCGGGGGTTCTTCGTTACTAGTCTATTCCAGGTATCGATCACGCTCATAGCGAGCGCACCGAGAGCACAGCCACCGGTCGGTTAACCACGTTCCGTGTCTGTCGCAAAATGCTGAATTGCAAAGGTAGCAATGATTGACGGGAGGGCGACCTCGTCTGGGACACAACGCACAAGTGTGTCGTCCTCTAACCAACAAACCCTCCCGTCACACGGCGGACTACTTGATCAAAGCCTCGCGAATGACAGCGATCTGGTCATCACGAGAACGAGCCGTCTTTACATCCAACTGCTTGGCAAGCTCACGAAGCTCACCGATACTGAGGCTTTCCAGATCTTCTGGTACGGAATTCTCCGTCACTACGGGAGCAGCCAATTCCTTACCACGATCAGAACTGACAGCCTCGTTGAGGGAAGAACCGCAATCGGCACAGAAGCTAGATACCTGAGAATTGCGGTGACCGTTCTTGCACAAACGAATTTCTTCGATAGTTTCCGGAAGTGCTGGCTTCTGGTCCATCATGTACTTCATGAACTGACCCATGACTTCAGGAAGAGCACCGAGCTTGGCCAGCTGCTCCAGGGCCGAAGCCGTGGACTGGGCCTGCTCGACCATGCCGCGCTTCTCTACGTCCTCGCGGGTCGTAATCTCGTCCGGAGTCTCTGGAATGCTCAACGGGGTGATAGCCCACAGGGGGTCGCTCCGAAGGAAATCCTCACAGCCGTTGTGGCATGTCAGAGCCCAGATCTTCGCTGGTGCACCGTTGATAACGGGTCGACCGTGGCCTTCGCCACAGCCTCCGTGATCGCGGGAGATTCCGACATAGCACAGATCGCTCCGTGCGTAGATTGTCATATGCGCATCCTTTTCTGGTTGAAGCGGATCAGACCGTGAAGGTCTCTACACCGCATTTGGGGCAGGAAGAATTCCAGACATTCCAAAGACGGCCGCAATCAGGACACTGTTTTCCTTCCTTCGTACCGAAAGAAAGAGCGCCCTTGGCTGAAACCAATCCTGTGTCTCCGTATTGGCCGGAATTGATCGCTGAAGCATGTCGGTCGTCCACCTCGATCTGACCGCCCGGCCTGCTGGCGGTGTACTTGGTGCCGTCCTTGGCATCGATTCCGGAGCATCCCGGAGGCAACTGCACCTTCACACCCATATGCGACCTCTATCTAATTCGGGACGGAGATGAGAGAACTGATGATAGCGGTTCCGCCGATTCCGGTTCCATACAACGTCACAGGACCGGATCCGGGTGGAATCGGTACAGTAATGCTCTGCCCGGCGTTGACAATCAATCCGTTGGTACTGGTAGTACCGGCCGAAGATGTACCGACACTCACAGCTGCGCCAGATCCCAAGGCACTCAAAACGAGTGTACAAGGGCCCGGCGGTACATCAACGATCTTTGTAACTGTGGGGGACGCCGACAGGAACACCTGAAACGGATGGATCATCGTTAGTTGATACCCGTCCAGAAGGTGTATGCACCTGTTGCAGTGTTCGACGCCATGGTGATCGTGGCAGGCATCGCCGTGGTGTTTCCGGTGGTGGCCGATACCGCGAACGGGTACTTGGCAGCAGTGTTGCCGAACGTGGTGGCAGAACCGAAGTTAGCGACACTGGTGGTGACGGTAACCTGACCGGTGTAGCAGGTCAGTACTGGCTGCGTACTAGCGTTGAAGAAGAATCCGACGTAGTAGTTTCCACCAGATGGAACAGTGTACGGAGCCGTCAAAGCAGCCTGAATAGCTCCGGTGTTGGTACCGATCGTAGTTGTCAGATCAGCAGTGGTGGCAACCAGAGTACCGGCTGAGTTGAAAACACCACCGAAGTTCTGACCAGTTGTCGGAGTGGCCGCCGCCGTGGCAATGCTGAACCAGAGGTTGGTGACGACAGTACCGGCGGCCAGCGGAACCTTTGCCAGGTAAAGACGTCCGGCGGTTGTTACCGCGCTACCTGTACCTGTGGCGAATAGATACGGGTAGTTGTAGGCGATAAGACCGTACGAACTAGGAGAGATTACCTCAGTGGTGTCATTCCACGAAGTTCCGTTGATTGTCGGGGGATTAACAGAGAAGGTTCCACTGATCGTGGTCGTACCGTTGAGGGCAACGGTTGATCCGGTATTAGCGGTTAGTGATGCACCCGAACGAACCTGAAGAGGGCCGTCGAACCAGATTCCTCGCATATCCAGAGCTGTTCCGGCTGGAGGAAGAAGTCCTAGGTCAGAGCCACCAACTGGCATATGTGATCTCCTTGGGGATGAGAGGCGGGGCCTTCAGAGTAGTGAGGCCCCGCCTGATCAACGATTAGACGTTGGCGTCGACTGTGGCCGGGGCTACCAGAACGGTTGAGGAACCGCTAGCGGTAATCGCGTACAGATCGCCGTTGGTGCTCGACTGCTTGGCACCGAATCCGTTGATGGTCACCTGGGCACCAGCCGGAACGCGTAGGCCGGTGATGGCGGTAACACCAGTGAAGCTGCCCACGAAGATCGTGACTGAACCAGTGTTGATGAGTGTGATGTCTCCGAGCGTGACGCCAGACGGGATGTTGGTCGCGTCGGTGTCGTAGATCAGGGAAGACGAGCTGGTGACGGCGCTGGACTGAACCGCCGCCGTACCGCTGGCGAAGATGGCCATAAAGCCTTTCCTCCTTCGAGGGGAAGGGTACGGGAATCCAATGTTCCCGTACCCTGGAGTCGGATTAGCTGAACGGAGTAGTATCGCTTACCTGAAGGCCCTGAATAAGGCCGGAATACTGTGGTGCGTGTGAAACCAGCGCACCGTACATGAAGATGCTGTACCGGAATGTGGCGTCGATGACGGGCCACGCAATGCTCACGTAGTCCTGAACCATGGTCATTTCCCAGGCATTCGCGACGTTGGTCCACGTCTGCGGCAGCTGGTAGGTCATCAGCATGGCGGTACCCTGGGTCAGCCAAGGGTGGACCACCATCTTGAGAATCGACCGGGTGATCGGGTTCTGGAACTCGGAGACAGCCGCACCGACACGAACACCGGGAACCTCGGACTGCTCCAGGTACAGGCGGTAGTTCGTGGCGGAACCCTGGCTGATGACATCGTTCGAGAGGCGCATGATGTCGCCACCATCACCAACGATCTCAGCCGGGTCGGCCTTGAAGGCGCCCGGGTTGTTGGAGCTGTTGTTCTCCCACAGGGCGTCCAGCGCCGTGTAGATGGTGTTGTACGACAGGTGGGTACCCGCGTTGGCGGTGTAGTAGCCGCCCTGCCAGTTCGCCGGGTACACGCCTGAGGTGGCCGACTTACCCGCCAGGGTCGGGATGATGCCTTCCATGCGGGTACCCGAACCGGTGCCAGTGTCAGCAGCCGGAGGAGTAACTACGGCTGGAAGGGTCGCGAAACCCTGGAGGGTGTACTTGGTACCACCCACTCCGGTTGCCATCAAGTAGTAGCTGGTGCCGTCGTATCCATAGATGTTGTAAGTCATCGCACCCGGAACGGTCGGGATGGTGACATCCACAACCTGTCCCGAGGAAACCGAGAACGTGGTAGCAGCAGCACTGACGGCGGTGGAGCCGTAGTAGTTGACGGCCGCCACCTTGACCGAGGTGATGGTGGTGTTGAGTGCGGTCTCGTTCGAACCAGCAGTACGAACGGTCGCGGTCGGAGTTCCCGGAGTCGCCAGGTTGGTGCTGGTGGCTGCCAGCATCTGGTATTCCTCACCCAACATCATCTCCTGGAGGAGAATCAGGTTGGCGAGAGCCGAGATGTCCTCGAATCCCTGACCAGCGAACTGCGCCAACCACGAGAGGGACTCAGTCAGACCGAAGAAACGATACGGGACATTCAGGGTGACTTCGGTCTGCGAACCGGAACCAGGTAGGTTGAGCGGCCACGAAGTAGCCGCCAGAGAACCATTGGTCTGCACCAGTTCGGGGATCGAGATGTCAACGACACCCTGACCACCAGTCTGTGAACCGGAGATACCGGTGAACACCTTCTCGATACGGCTGGTACCCTGACCGGCCGGACGAGGAAGCTTGTTGCGGAAAACCGTGTACATCGGGTAGATGAGACGGCTCGGAGCAAGCAGGTCGAACGGCACCAGGCCGCTGACCGTACCGATACCCAGGTTACCGGCGGTGAAGCTCTTCAGAGCGTCCGCACCGCCCGGCATGGCCCCCAGGATCTGGGTGAGCTGGTCACCGATCGACGGGGCTGTCAGCGCGGTGCGCAGGCTTCCGAACTGGCCCAGAAACTGCGGGTTGAGACCCTTGACCACCGACGCCTTGTCGTTGAATCCACGATAGGTCTCACTACGCAGATCCAGCGCAGCCTGGTGGGCCTTGGTGGTGATCTGCACCGGGTCGGTCAGCGGCGCGTTGCCGGTACCGACATAACCGGCACCCTTGACCATGTACGGCATACGGGCCTTCAGCATGTCGCCGAAGTGACCGTACTGGGCAGCCTCCTTGGAGGCTTCCTGGTTTGCAGGACCCGAAGTGGGGGTCAGAGCGTCCGTGAGAATGTCAGCCACGGAGGCCCTCCTTTCCAGAGTTTCATGGGAATCCGACTGGTATACGGATTCCTGAATTCAGCGGGAGTTACTTGTTGAGCGTGGGAAGTCCGCTCATCTTGCTGAGCTGTGCCCAGGCAGCCTCCCGCTGCTCCGGGTCGGGACTTGTGCGCCACAGGTGGCGCATATCATCCATCATGGCCAGCTGAGCACGCTCCGCGTTCTCAGCGACGGTCCGGACACCCTCCGGGATACCGGAAATCGCCTTATTGGCTGTGATGTTGTTCTGTGCGACGCCCCGGAAAGGGGCTTCGCGAGGATCGGCGAGATCACCCATGGCATCGACAATCGCCTTGAGTTCCGTGAGCTGCTTGACAAGGTCTTCTGTGGCTTCCGCCACAGCCGACTTCACCAGATCAGGACTGATCCCGCCGGAAGTCTTGGTGACAACCGGTTCATCGGCCGACTTGATTACCAGAGGAGTCTCACCCAGACGGGCACGGGCCTCGTCCAGTGTGATCTCTCCAGCCCATACGGCCTTCTCCAACTCCTTGCGGAGCTTCTTCTCCGACTTCGCCACCTGCACGGTTTCCTCCGACTTCGAAGCCCCCACAGGAAGGGGTACGGGACGCTCTCCTGTCGGAGACTGTCCACCCATTCCGGGGCCGTCCATCGGGCAGATGTCCGGGAAGGTCTGGGCAATGTGGTCGTGCATCGCAGCCATGGCCGAGCGAGCTACTTCACGCTCCGCGTTGCGGTAGTACGTACGACTCATACCTGGTGGAATCGGAGCGGCTTCGATGACAGCCGAATTCTTGTTGGACGGACTGTCTTCTGCCTGCCCCGCCGTAATCGGACCGCGATCGAAGTGAGAGGCACTCAAGTCACTGACTGGCACATGGGCGGTGTTCGAACCATCGTGGCCGAAACTGACCCGAGCCTGCCCGGCAGTGATGATCGGACGGCGGAATCGAGAAGCCGATAGTTCAGTCGGGGACGGGAAGCTCCCCGAACCAGAATTGGCGTCCTGGAACGACTTGTAGGCGGTTGTACCGATGTCCGCCACGATCTCTGGGTCAGCACTCTTGAGAGACACCGCGTGCTGCCACAGCTGAGCTGCGGCACGGGCTTCATCCATTGGAGCACTGACCGCACTGTCCAGAGCCTTCTGCTGCCAGATACTCGTGTCGATGGTCGACAGCGAATATGTGGGGTGCGCCTTGGCAGCGATTTCCGGGTGATAAGCCGAGCACAGGAGATCGTGGATAGCGCCCATGTCCCCAGGAGCGCCGATCGACTTCAGACGACTGGACGCCTTCATCTCGACCTCCCTATCCGGAGTGGTCGGCAGTCCGGCGTCGTGCTCCAAGGATTCGATTGCTGCACCATCTGGCTCACGGTGCGCGGGAACCGGCTCAATGTCCGCTGCTCCCGTACCGACGGCTCCACCATCGGGGGTGGGCTTGCTGCTCTTCTCGGAAGCCATAGCCTTCTTGCCGCATCCCGAGCAGAACTTGTCGCCTTTGCCCATCTCCTTGCCGCAGCCTGTGCACGACATATCGTCGCCCTTGGTGATGCCGTCTTCAGTGTCGGCTACGGACTCGGCATTCTTCGTGGCAAGAGGGAGCTTGGCTCCGCACTTCTCGCACTTGCGAACATTGGTGTCGGCGTCGTATCCGGTGCCGCACTCCTTGCAGTCTTTCATGCCCTTGGTGGCATTGTCATCACTGTCGTCGCCGCTGTCCGAGTCGTCATCGTCATCGTCGGAATCATCGTTTTCAGATCCGCCGAACGGCTTGGCGGGCTTCCCGCCGAACGGCTTTCCCTTTTCGATGGTCTCATCGACTTCTTCGACGGACTCTTCGCTCTTACCAGTCATGTCCTTCTTCCAACTTTCCGGCAACTCGGCCTCGAACGAGTCGCCTAGACGACGAGCGATACGGATGATGTTTTCCTTCAACTGCTCGGACGAGTAGTTGTCGGATCCGGCTCGACCGATGGAAGAGGCAGCATCGGACACATCCCCAGGTGTGACAATCGGGAACGATCGATCACGTCCGGCGAAGTTGGCGGAAGGAATCTTGTCCCGATCGACTCCACCGCCGACATTGGGATCCATCTGGCGCTTTTCCGCCAACTCACGGTGCTGGAGGAGCTTGGCAAGGTCCGCCGGACTGAAGGAGACGGATACATCCTTCGGAAGTTCGACAGAAACGGTGTCGGCAGACTTCTCAGCGTGGATTCTGACGCCACTGGCAGGAAGGCTCGGATTGGTCAGGTGGGTACCAATCTTGACGGCAAGGTCATCCACGCCGTTTTCCGGCATAGAGGTGCCCTGGAGATCAATAGTAACAGTATCTTCCGACTTCGTCAGCAAGTCGCTGTCACCAAACATCTTGCCGGTGAATTCAGCGTTACCCGTCTTGTCAGCCTTCGCGATTTCCAGGAAGCAAGAACGATTGGCCGGGGAGTCAACAAGGCTTACTTCTACGATTTTTCCGGCCTTGATGATTCCACCGCGAGCCTTCCCTGAAGGATCCCGTTCCACCACAGGACGAGCAATTCCGATGGAGTAAGCCCGCAGGTGACCCTTCTTGACCATAATCTTTGCGGTCGGCTCGTCTACTGCGGCCTTGACCCAGTGGGCCCCGTCACCGTCGCGGTTGACTTCGACCTTCACACCAGATCCAGCAGGCATAGATGAAGCGTTGTGCTGTACACGAAGAGCCGGAGATGATTCCAGCCATTCCTGAAGTGCTTTTCCTGAGAACGCCGAATCGACTACCTGCTCGTCTGTGTCAACTTCAGGTGTCGTCGCCTTCCCGTAGACATAGACAGTACCGTCTTCCCCCTCTTCCCACTTCATGATGGGGAACGAAGTTCGGATGATCTCGCTACTGTCGGTCAGTGTGGTTGCCACGCGGCCCCTCCTATCGAAATTATGATATGGTTAGTGCTGAACAAGGGAGGTTTCAGCACATGCCAAAACCAGAATGCTCGGTTGAAGACTGTACGCGTCCTGCGCACTGCCGTGGTTGGTGCACCATGCACTACGAGCGTTGGCGAACACACGGAGATCCTAAGAAAATTCTAGTGCCCAGAAGGGCACCAAGATTGCATTCAACAGATTTTGATGAAGAAGGTAAAGAATGCTCTACATGTAAGCGTCGACTTTCCCTGGACGCATATTACAAACGATCCAAAGCCGCCGACGGACTGATGTATCGGTGCAAGGATTGTTGTCGAGATGCGTACAACAAACGATATTCCGATGATCCAAACTTTCGAGAACAACGAGCCAGACACACCAGAAGCCACTATGAAGCCAACGCGGAAAAGATTCGCAGAAGCCGACGCAGGAATCTGAACAAATACGGTCTTACCATGGACCAGTTCGAAGAAATGAACGACAAACAGAATGGATTGTGTGCAATTTGTGGTAGATCCCCTTACGAGGGGCAGGAAAACCCTCGGAAGAGTCGTCTATCTGTAGATCATGATCATGAAACTGGCCGTGTACGTGGTCTACTATGCGATCCATGCAACACCGGTATAGGACTTTTCAAAGAAGATCCAAACCGAATGATGTCAGCAATCACTTATCTTCAGGAACGTGGTTAGCAATTAAATCAGCCACTGTATCTGCAATGTTATGTACCGCATCGACCACAGATATATTCGATGCATCGGCAGCTGACTTCAAATCTTCCAGAGTGATGTGTCGGTGATCACCATGGTTCTTGTTCGGAAAGTGGCATCCGCAGCTAAGGCACACCAGAACTCTTCTCAGTCGTCATCGTCATCAATAGATGAGGCCCCATCCCACCAGGACGGGGCTTCACCCACCTTGAGTTTGGCTTCCCAGATACCTTCACGATCCTGGAGAACGTACCCGTAGTTGGTCATCACGGATCCGAAACGGACATCTACCTTCTCGCCAAGTTCCACCAGCTGATTGAACGCATCAGCGATAACTCCTAGAAGAGCAGTGGGAGTCAGTTCAATCAGTGTGACGATTTCTTCAGGCATCGGCACTCTCTTCGTTCTTCTTGGGAAATTGCGAAGAATGCGTTTCGTCCCAAGGACCACTATCGGATTTCACAAAACCGACGTAGGCAGTCACCGGCTTGTCCAATTCCTTGTACGCCAGGGTCCGGTGATGACCATCGATCACCTTGATCTTACTGTCGCCCGGCTCTTGAACAGCAATGACCGGATGCAGATGACCCTTGCCGTTCTTGATTTCCTTGGCAAACTGATCGACCTTGTCGTCCTCGTGAGAAGCTGCCCAGGAATCTACGTCACCGAAATCAATACGATCCAGTGGAATCTGTACCGGGCCGATCCACCTGGCGTTCTTGACCCACCCCAAAACCTTCTCCGGATAGTTGGTCCGAAGCTGATTCAGAATGTGTTCGGCATCTACCGGATTGGGGTCGGAGAAGTCTGATGCACCCTTGTTGGTCCATATATCGTTGACATCATGAGGATGCTGGACAGGCCCTCCACCGCCAGCAGGAACAATCTCCTGCCATGTCAGCTCGTCGCTCCAGAACTCTTGGCCGTTGGTATCCACCAGACGTCGGCGCTTCAAAGCGTCCACCGCTTCAGCGATATCACTGCCGCCAGTCACCAGAAGATTGATGATCTCCATGGAATCCTCGTCCAGATGCTTGGCTGCCCAAGTGGACACATCGCGACCCTTGCGAATGTGCCGGGCCATCGCCTCCAGTTCCGACAACACAGCTCGGGTCTGCGAAGCATCGCGCAGCGTCACGGACTTGGTAGAAGGCTTGCGGCCGACTGCACTGACACTCGAACCGGACCCGACAGCCTGACTCGCACCAGGCTTCTTCCGAGTAGTCGCACCAGCGGCTGGGGCAGCCTGTGCTCCTCCGCTCACCGTGGATCCGGAAGGAGCACTAGGAGGAGCCTTTCGGGGGGCAGGAGCTGGTGGTGCAGCGGCCGGAGTAGCGCCTGTAGAGGTCACTCCAGGGGAAGACTGAACCGATGGAACATCGCCGTCACTGGCACCGGAATCCGGCTGAAGACTCGTATCTGGAACCAGAAGCGGACCTTCCTGATAGCCGGTCTGACGGGCCATTGTCGCCTCGGTGAGCGGAATGAACCCAGCCCCTGGTGTAGCCCAACCCGGCTCTGCGGTCTCAACAAGACCCCAGGGCTGAAGATTGAACCGCTCGCGGGCTTCATCGATCGACCGAAGTCCGGCACTGACCTGGGTGACCATGGTCTTGGTCAGTGTCTCTTCGTCCTCGGTGTCTTCAAGACCCTCGAATACGAACCTCATATCATCTTGCTGGCATACATCCTGCAAGATGTAATTCATGATGTCGGTGATGTACTTCAGAAGAGGCTTGGTGGCCTTGCGGGTCTGAAGATCCTGTGCGGCCTGTGCCATCTGGCGAGCCGCACCAGTCGACATCGTGGTGGCGACCTTCGGGGCGATACCCAGTTCCATGGGGGCCACATCAAAGGCCATGCATACTTGATTCATGACGACTTCGTCAAACTGGTCAGCCAAAGTGTGCTCACGCTGAGGCATCACCTTAGAGTCAGCGGGAAGAACAATGATCTTGTGGTGCCAAGCGGGGTCGCCAGCAACCGCGTTCAGAGCGTCCTGGAGTTCTCGGATCTGGTTCGGTGTCATGTTGTTGTTGGCACCACCCGGGGAAATGTACACCGCCGGAACAGTGCCTTCCCGGAAGTAATCCAGTTGATATCCCTGCTTCTGGAGACCTGACATCACCGGAACCAGTGCGCGTTCGATTGGCGGGAAACCGTACGGAGTCCAGGTACGAGGAACGGTGGGAAGATACAGCAACTGGTCAGAACGGTATTTGTTCGTCTCCGCTCCGGTCAGGCCACCTTCCTTGATGTCTCGCTCCATGACGATCGACATCAGGTCGGTGCGAGGCACACCATACAGGTATTGCTGGTATCCAGGAGCCGGAGGGCGCGGCGTCGCTCCGTGAAGGTCGACCAGCGGCCGTATAGTGGCGCCGTTGATGAGTTCCAGGCAATCCAGGTCAGACCCTAGAAGTCCCTTCCTCTGGCCTCTACCCCACTTTTTCCGTACAACTAGGGACAACGCATCGAATACCAGAACTTCTTCAAGAAGAGCATCCATGAAGGAGTTCCACGTGAAGTATTCAGGATCCGGCCTGCGGAAGAACCGGATAGCCTCTGCCCGGCGTTCTCCGAAATCTTTCATCTTCGCGTGACTGTTATGCATAGCCTTGGACGCGTCCCGCGTCGGCATGACGTCCCACTCCAGCCCGATGATCTCGGATTTCCGGAGCTGAATACAAGCACGGGCTACCGAATACAGATCAGCAAGTGATCGAAGGGTATTGAAGTCGACCAGCTTGATTCCTTCACTACCGGGCTGCCCGGTGGGAAGGTTCCATCCGACCTGATACTCGTACCGGCGCGCTTCCGCAAAGTCCGATCCCTCCGGTGGTGCATCCACTGGTACTGGAAGAATCGGGCTGAAGGGACCGAACGCACCATCGGTGAAGTCCCGTGGCGGCCTTGGTAGTGTCCCCCGATAGGCATTAGTCCATGACCCGTTGGAACTTCCGCTGTCCAGTTGTCCAGCAAGCGGAGAGTAGTTACCCGCATATGGAGCCTGAGACAACCCCTGCGTTGCTGGAGACGGCCGGGCTCCGCCCGGAATGGCCTTCACGCTGGAAATGATGGAGCCACGCGACGCCATGACCACCTCCTTACTGGTATACGAATGTTGTCATCTCCACTGATAGACCGGGTCATCCTACCTCTGACAGTGGCGTTATCCGATAGCTGACCAGAACAGACGAGGACTTCCTGAGATCGAATTGCTGGAAACGGTCAGCGGAGAAGGTAGTGATGTGGTGAACGGTCCCGCCTGCTGACAGAATCGGTAGTTCGTCGTGGTCAGTCCGACGTTTTGCGTCTGGTTGTCAGCAGGAGTAGCGCGTCGATCAATGGTCGGGTTGGTGGAGGCGTTGAAGAAAAACCCGACCCAGTAGAGTCCTGCCGGGCCAGTGAATGGGGTGGTCCATGTAATGGTCTGAAGCCCAACAGATGCGGTGACAACAGAATCTATGCCCTTGGACGCGCACAATGTTCCGGCAGAATTGTAGAGACCGATCCAGTTCTGTCCTGCGGTAGCAGTGTTGCCGACAACCTGGGTTGAAATATACACCTTGGTAGTTGTGAAAGTCTGTCGAGGCTGCATTGCGACTAGATAGAGAACGCCCTGTGACGGGATGGTGGTGGAAGAGGCGTCAGCAAAGATCGAATCGTACGTCCAGGCAGCCAAATTGGAGTCCGATGGTTCCCAACTCGCTCCCGGCTGAGTAACGACAGTAGACAACCCCTGAGCCGAAACACCGATACAATTGATAATCTGGATTCCACTGCCAGTCGGCGGGACACTCGTGAAATTGCTGGTCGTACCGCCATTTGTCAAATCGCAGTTGCTGATCGTAACATTGGTGACAGTGGAATCGAAAATCCTGATTCCGTACGCCTGAGTCTTGCTCCCACCCTGATTGTCGCCGATCCGACATCCAGTGATGATAATATCAGCGGACGACTGGAATATGATGATTCCGGAATCTCCGGAAGTCAGTTGACTGGAATTAAACACCCGAGCACCGGTGATAGTACCGTCAGTAGAACTAGAAGCACTGAATTTTCCGATGCTGATACCCTGCTGACCGGCATTGTGTACCTGAGTACCGGTGATGCTGAATCCCTGAACATTGTTTAGGTGAATTCCGTCGATTGCGGTTGTGTCGATCACACCGCCGTTGAAAGAGATATCTACAGCGGCTGTTCCTACGCTGCCACCAGATGTTCCACCAACAACGATGAATCCGTATCCGACATTGTAGCAATCGACGTTGTTAACACTGTTGTGCTGATTGGAGCCGTTCAAGTTGACCATGTAGACGCCAGTGGAGCCGGTCTTGGTCAGATTGGAGACAGTGCAGCCAGTGACATTGCCATGCAAAGCATCACGGAAAAGAATTCCATTGTTGCCCGCACCATTACTGATGCCTATAAAAGTACATCCACTGACTTCGGTATAGACGGTACCGCTGCCGATTTCGATTCCGCAGTCACCGAAATTTCTTACCGTACATCCGGTTACCACTGTGCCGACTACAGACCCAGTCACTGAAATGCTGGTTGTGGATCCCAAATTCTCACTGAGGAAAATGGCATCTGCATCTGTGGTGTCAATCATGCAATTGTTGATGTTATTGCCGTAGCAGCTGTAGGCATCACCATGATTGAGACCGATGAGGATTCCATACCCTACGGTTGTAATCTGACAATCCTCCACCACACATCGGACAGCACCGCGAAGAATGATCCCAGCATTAGTAGACGGAGTGTTCTGTACCGTGACGTGAGAAATCTGGGACCAGGTGGTGTTGATCAGATAGATTGCAGCATTGGATGTAGCAGAAGAACCGGAACGGTTTCCATCGATGGTGAGACCACGCATGGTGAATCCGGTAATACCGGTTGCAGTGATAACACTGTTGGTGGAGCTGGCTGGTCGCTGAATCGTCGCCGGTCCGTACCAAGTCTGCCCAGATAGAGGGGCCAGGGAATCCGCTACATAGGTACCCTGCGGGAAATACAGAGTCCCCCCTGTACCAGCCGATGTAATAGCCGTGCCGATGTTAGTCGCGTCTGTCGCCGACACTCCCGTGGCGGTGGCCACGGTTGTCACTCGTTGGTACCGGGCATCCAACTGGCCCAGAGGCAGATCATCGTACATCACGTACCAGATAGATCCGGAAACAGAGTACTGGAGATATACAGACTGACTAACCAAAGACAGGGTAAGAGATGTAGCTCCGCCGGATTTGTTGAATACATCGCTTCCACCGCAAACTACTGTCACTGTATTGGAAGCAGAGGTAGTGATCATCTTTACGCCCACGACAGTAAAATCAGCAGGAGCCGTAGGAAGAGTAATCGTGATATTTCCTGAGGTAGCATCCACCGGAACGAAATCTCCGGCTACCACGTTGTAGTTGGCTACCTTGACCGAAGTAGGTGTTACCAGACCAGCCCACACCCGAGTTGATGATGCAGTTCCGCCCTGTGCGACAGGGAGAGGAGATGCAAGGTGCGTTCCCACCACCGTAGGAGACAAGGTGGTTCCACCAATGTCTCCAGCCACTTGAACAGCTCCTACTACACGGGAATCATTTCCCTGCGTAGCGGTTCCAGCAGAAGATCCGTAGGTTACTGTGAATGTGCGGTTGGCAGATAGATCACCTCCCCCCGACAGGCCAGTACCGGAAATGATCTGCCGAGAAACCGGAGGATACGCCGCATTGGCTCGTGTTACTTCTGTGGCTATAGAACTGTCTGTGTAGGCTTCAGCATTGGTCTGAGCCGTTGTAGCGGACCCGACGGCATCAAACGCCGTGGTGTTCTGTACGGCAGCAGTGCCTAGGCCCAGGCTCGTGCGGGCCCCAGCTGCTGTGGTGGCTGCTGTGCCTCCCTGCAATAGAGGCAGCGGAGAAGACAAGTGGGTGGATAGGATGAGAGGTACGGAATCGGTACCACCGATGTCGCCACCGATCTGTACGCCGTTTCCTCCGAATGGGTGAGAAGAACCCCACAAACCGGTAGTTTTAGGGCCGTAGTAGATCGTCGTGTCACTGGTGTTCAGATAGAAATCCCCATCAAAACCGATGGAGTTCGATGGTGCTCCCACTCCGCTGAGCCAACCACTACCGCGAGGTCCGGGAGTTCCCGCCCCAGATACAACAACCGTGGCCATGGTTCCCCCTCAGAACTGTGAAGCAACGAGTCCGGCGAAAAGTGAACCATTGACCAGGGCTGTAGCATCAGCCAGATTCTGATCCATCCACAGGGTGTAAACGTACATCTGTTGAGAAAGACTGGCCATCGCCGATGCCGAAACAGTAACCAGAAGTGTTGATGTTGAGGTCGTAACAGTGATGAATCCTGATGCAGTGGACGATGTACTATTGACACTGACTACTGGAACTGTGATTCCTGTCTGGCTAGGATCCGTACGAATCACGAACTCAAATGTCTTGTTCGTGATATCCATCAACGTTCCATCGTCGTTGTAGAACTGATACGTCTGGTTGAGCTGGGAGCCGATAGCGGCAGCCAGTGAAACCGCACTAGGAAGATTACCCACTGATTGCTCCCAGATCTGCCAAATAACAGGGACTGTGCGAATAATCGCACAGTCCCTGTATCAAACGTATGCCAGATCAGAGCAGATTGAGAACAGTCAACCCATGCGGACCGGCAGTAGCCTCTTCGTCCTCCATGGCAATAGCCTGGAAGTCAATCGTGTGTGTTCCGACTGAGAGCGTGGCATTGTACATCAGAGGAGCGTCCGGCGATCCCTTGATGACCTCAGTCCCGTCGATGGTGAAGCGGATTCGGGAATTTCTGCCATTGAGATTCAGAACATACCCCTGAATCATCATGACAGTCCCGGTACCGACAACAGTATCCGGAGTCCCGATGAGAGAAGTCCAGCTGTCGTCGTTAAGGGTGACATCCTGAACGGAATCAAAAGCCACAACGGTAAGAACGGCCATGGTTCAATTCCTCTCAGACCGACATGCGGGCATCGGATCCGCCCTGGTCGCTGCTGTCGTAGTAGCGGCGGCGACGCGGCGAGTACACGTTCTGCTCGGCTTCCACGTAGTCCCGGACATTGACGGTGATGTTTCCACCAGCAGACTTCTTCTCGCAATGATCGCAGCACGGATCCTTGCGGCACGGGTCAGGACGGCAGGACTCCAGCACATCGATCTTGGTCTTGAGCTGTGTCTCTGTTGCTAGACCACGGGCGTATCGGCGCTCGGCACCCTCTTCGTCCAGGTGACGGATCAGGTCGCGGGTACGACCCTCGTCATCACGCGAACGGCGCTCGAAGTTCTGCATCTCGAACAGGTTGCGGTCAGCCGTGGAGCGGATGAGATCGTGGGTACGATCCTCACGGTCACGCAAGTAGAGACGGGTTTCCAGCTCGTTCCGTGTGCCATCCGCACGAGTACGCTCGGCTTCGCGAGCCACCTCACCAGCAAGACCCTGAAGACGTACCTCAGTGCGACGATCGTGGTCGGAGAGGGCCTCAGCGGTCTCTTCGAACCCGTGACGAACCACGCCATCAGTGCGGCGCTCGGAGGCGTCAATGCGGTTGTCTAGACGTCGTTCGGTGTCACCGAAGTGAGTGGCAGTCCGACGCTCGAAGTCGGAAACACTCTCCGAGATCTCTTCGAGGTTGTGAGTGACGTCCTTGTCGATCTGGTGGCCCAGTCGACGTTCGGCCGCGTCCAGATTGTGTCCGGAGCGACGCTCGAACTGGTCCAGATTGTGGGTTTCGCGACGCTCGGCGTCGTCCGCGTTCTTGGTAAGACGACGCTCGGCGTCATCACCATTCTTGGTGAGACGACGCTCAGCATTGACTACATCTGATGTGATACGGCGTTCGCCACTGACAACATGGTCGGTAACACGACCTTCGAACTGGCCGTTGTCGCGCGTCATCCGGTTCTCGGTATCCGAGAGCCGGGCCTCAATCGCGTCATTGCCCGTACGAACGGTGTTGTTTACCCGACGCTCCGCGTCGTTTGTGCGGTCAGCACCGCGACGCTCGGCACCATAGATGTCACGCTCGATATTGCGCTGAGCATCGCCAACAGCTTCGGCGGTCTCCTCGCCTACGTGATCGATCTTGTTGCCGACGCGGCGCTCGGTGTCGGCGACATTCTTGCCCAGGTCGCCGAATGCTTCGGAGTTCTCTTCTCCGTAGTGCCCCAGGCGATTATCGATGCGGCGCTCAGCGTCACTCAGGTGCTCATTGGTGTGAGCAAATCCGTGAGAAGTCTCGCGACGTCCACCATCGACGTTGTTGTCCAGCCAACGGGCGTTGGCGTCCTGGCCACCGTGCAGGTATCGGGTGTCCGCGTTCTGGGTGCTGCTCAGCCAACGGGCGTTCTCGTTGACGCTGTCACCGACATCATCGATTTCGCGGTCGAGGTGGCGGGTATCCGCATTCTGACCGCTACGCAGCCAGCGGGCGCTGTCACCGACCTTGTCGCCAACTTCATCGATCTCACGATCCAGCCAACGGCCCTGATCGCCGACCTGGCGGCTGAGATCCCGCTGTCCGCCATCAAGCCAGCGGGCATTGGCATCTACACGACCGTCAGTCTGGCGCTGACCCCGCTCCAGGTATTCGGTACTGTTGCGGACGTCGCGAGAGACGTCGTCAATCTCGCTGTCCAGCCAGCGAGAGTTCGCCTCCACCCGGTCATCGGTGCGGTGCTGACCGCGCTCCACACCAAGGAATCCATGATCTACATTACGATCTGTAGCAGCCTGTCCGCGCTCTACGCCCAGGAATCCGTGGTCCACATTGCGGTCAGTAGCGGCCTGACCCTTGGCCAGCCCACTCACGCCGTTGTACAGATCGCGCTGAATGCTGTCCTGTCCACGGCTCAGGAACTGCGTGTCATTGTAGGACTGACGCTGGATATTCTGAGAATTCTCGTCAATGTCCTCAGCCAGGTTGCGCTGACCGCGTTCGACACCGAGGGCTGACGCCTCTACTCGGTGGTCGGTTACCCGCTGGCCGTTCTCCAGGCGAGCGAAGTTCTCGTTGTAGTCGTCGTGGTGGCGACGGTATCCATCGGCAGGATACGTGGTGACTACTGGCAGCATGGGGGTGGCGGCATTTACATCTACCATATACTCCTTTGTTTCACTGAGGTTCTGATCAGCGGTGCTAGCGGACTGCTCTGGCTGAAAAGAATGTTCCGCAGAAGGGGAAGCTTTACCAAGGCGGGTCCAGGCGGCTGTACCCGAAGTGTTCTGAGAACAGCTGAATACTTCATTAGTCGCAGTATTAACCCAAACAGACCCGACAGCATAACCGTGATCGACGTCATCGGTTGCCGTAGGGTCTGAGGTTGCTGTCAGGTTAGAACTGACGGTATCCAGATATCACTCTCAGTCATCGTTGCTACTGGAGCTACTGACTTCAGCGACATCGGGATCACTGAAGTCAACAGGACTAAATCCTGGCGGTAGAGTTCTAGGCCATCTTGACACATTGACCTCGGTCGGGTCAAGTCTACCGAAGTGCCATGTGACCTGACAATAGAGTTCGAAGTTCTGTACGAACATGTCAAGATCCTCCTTCTCCGTCCAGGAGAATGGAGGACTGAGTCTGATCTCGGTCTTGGTAACAGGATTGAGGGCGAACATCACCCTGGTACCTAGCTCCGCAGACACATCACATACGAACCTCACGCGCTGTCTTCCTCTGTCTTTCCGGGGCTTGACATAGATGGTGAGCGTGTCACCCACCCGTACGGAGAACTGATCTCCTCCGGGTCCAGGTAACCTAGATTCCATGCTGCTAAACAATACGCTTCAACATGTTCGATGAACGATTCCAACTCTTCGTCAGTACTAAAGTGGAAAGGAGGATCAATTTTGATAACACTTCGTGTAATCGGATTGATTACTGATTCCACCCGAGACCAATCGTTTTCGAACATCTTGTAATACGTTTTGCCGTCTGATGAAAACCATTTTATACATTCATCATTCGAGCACAAACTTATTCCATCAACGTTGTGTCGGCCGTCTGGATGATCTGTTGTCATGCAGTTGCCGTCCGAACGATGACCGGATTCAATTCCAGAGGGACAGCAAGCACAGTGGCGGCCCGAGGAGTGCTGTTATCCATGAACAGAACGTACCGATCAGTGAAAACGTACTCGTGGGCCTGAGTTGAGTACGTAGGATACGGGGCAACGGAACCCTGCTGGTACAGAGTTACTAGGTACGTGTTCACTCGTCGTCCTCTTCATAGACATCACTGGGGAACAAGACATCGGCTTCCCATTCACCAGGAGGCCAGTGCTCAATATCCAGCACGGTTATGCCATCAGTGTGGCGGGACAGTTTCTTGATTCTAGGGCACGGCTGCTGTTCGGGATGGAGACCGGCCACCCGGGCATGCAGACCGGCGCAGAAATAGCAGGCACTGCGTTCCTTGACCGTCCCTTCGAAAATGGCCCGAGCGTCGGCCTTCTCTTCAGAGGACATTTCCCTCTGAACCGGAGGACCGGTAAGAGGTTCATGGGACACAAGGAAGTCAGCGATCTGCTCGGCCATAGAAGCACCTAGATCCCCACGAAAACCCAGGACGTGCATCCATTGACCGGTCTGAGCCAGAAGTTCGTCACGGTCCAGGAACGGCATCAAGCATCTCCTCTTCCTCGTCTACTACTGCATCTGGGTCAATCACGGTAACACCGCAGAACGGACAGTTGGAACGTCTAATTCCGTTGGCGACCGACAGGAACCCGCGCTTGCAACCAGTGCAACGGGCTGTGCCGTACGCTTCGTGCCAATTCCCGGCTTGAGACCAGAAAGCCTGGACGACAGCATCTCCACGGTCGGTGGATCGTCCGATCCTCTTACGGATATCGTCTTTGGATTCGATCTTCAGCTTGCCACCGGAGAGCAGTTCACCGGCCTTCGGAGCTGTCAAATCTCCAAGTAGGTCGTCATCCGGCGGCAGACAGATTTCCGACCCTGCGGAAATATCCAGCAGTTCTCGCAAATTCCACCATGCAGCGGCTCGGGCGTTGACGAACCCGATCTCTCCGGTCTTGTCCCGCTTGTTGCTTCTGGAAGCCGCGTTGAACGCTTGCACACGGGCGTTCTGCTCCCTCAGACGGTCCACCACACCCGCACCGATGCCGATGACGTCCACGATGGCCGTACAGTCGTTGTCGCCGTCCAGGATGGCCTTCACACGGCCTGTGGTAGCCATCGTGTCGTTGTGGGCGTAGGCCCGGATTTCCGTGATGATGTTGCCCTGTCGTACCGCCATACAGGTCTTGTCCGTGCCGGAGCGGGCGACGTCCACTCCCACAGTGTGAGGACGGCCGCCATCCGGCTTGCCGCTCTCCTCCCACTCCTTCCATCGATCAACAGCAGCTTCCACCCAACTAAGAGGAATAACACTGTCCTCTTCACCAGCGTAGAACTCACCGAGAACACGGTTCTGGTAGAGAGAGCTTTTCTCGCCCCACTGGGTTCTGCGCTGCTCGGCCCAATCAGCGGAGATCCGATTGGCCGAGATCGCCTCGTCCAGCGTGATGTGCTTGGTGTGCCAGTCCTCATACCCGGGCTTGCGTGAGTGGATGTCGTAAAAACGCCCCTGCGGCGGACCGGGAGTGGATACCGACAGAGCGAATACCTCGCCAGTACCGGAAAATGCACCTTCGATAGCGTTGAATGTCTCGGCAGCGATAGCCTTGGATTCATCGAACACCACGAGAAGACTGTCAGCATGCGCGCCTTCAATCAGTGCCGGATTGGACGCAGCAGCAGCGAAAGCGTTTCCGTAGTTGAGCCGGAGAGTCAGGTTCTGGAGTTCCATCTGACTAAAAGGCTTACCATCACGAACTTTGTCCCACTTGAATCGTCCGGCCCACTTGCGAATTTCTGGCCAAAGATAGTTGATCAACTGGCGCCAGGCGCCAGCTGTGGTAACGATCTTCCAGTCGATTTTCATCGATTCGCGAGTAGTGGCGAACCACAGAATTGTTATGGCAGAAATTGCCGATTTACCAGTTCCATGAGGGGCTCTCACGGCCATGCGGTGATGGTCCTGAAGCCCTTGAAGGACATCGGCCTGATAGGGAGCCAGACTGTACCGACCCCAGTCGATACAGTCTCGTGCGAACCCTACTGGATCGTCATAGTACTTAGCGACGCCAGTGTTCATTTGCGCAGCACGGTCCTGAAGCTTCTTGAGATCTCTCAATCTCTGAAGCTTCAGTTCCATGATGCTACTAGAACCAGCGAAAAAGTCTTCCGTCACGAAAACTTACCGGCGGACAGTTCCTTCTCCAGCTTGGAGATCTCGTCCTCAATGCTGTTGATGGTGAGAACCTCGCTGCGGGTAGGAGCGTCCAGACCCCAGAGCTTGGCGCGACGTTCCTTGATCTTCAAAATCCGGTCTACAACTTCAAGAGTGAAACGGTCGTCATCCATCGGCTCGCCATTGTCGTCACGGATGACCTTGCCCTGATTGATGATGACGTGCTTGTTCTGGAGAGTCTTCCAAGCCACCCATTCCAACTCATCCAGGCTACGCAACTCCATAATGCGGAGTTCGTCACTGGCGAATCTGGCCATCTCACCCAGCGCACGCTTGATAGAAGCCGCAGCACGCTGAGGATCGCCATTCATATTGAGTTTCTCGGCAATGACCTCCAGGGTCATTCCCTGGGCCTTGAGGCGGGCCGCCTCAGCGTCCCGTTCCTTGGACTTCCGATCGAAAACGGCTCCTTCTCTCGGAAGAGCAAGAAGGTAGACGTCATTGTTCTCGGCCATGGACCACCGCCTTCGTACGATCTTCTGTTGAAAAAGAACAAGACCGGCTCTGCTGGAAGCAGACATACCGGTCCCCTAGGAAACACTATATACACGAATGATGGGTTGCGCCACAAGAGATTGAACGCGAAAACGCCCCGGCCATCGGCCGGGGCGTTTTTGTGCGAACGGATCAGGCTGTAGCAGGGGTCTCAGCCGGAGCAACAGCCTCTTCAGCCAGTGCGGCAGTAGCAGTAGCGTGAGCCACCGCAGCTCCCTCGTTGGCCTTCTCGATGCCGAACTCCTGCACCATCTTCTCGTAGACGGCACCCAGCTCCTGAGTAATGCGCTCGGCTTCCTGGCGCTCAAACTGGAGGGCATCACTGACGGCCTGCTTGACAACCGTATCGAACGAGGCGAATACCTCCTTCATCTTGGCCTCCACAGCTGGAACTACGGTCTCGTTGAGGTGGTCGGCGAGACCCTTGACAGTGTCCTCCACTGCTGTCTTGTCCACCTCTGCCTTGTTGGACAGGTGGGTAAGAAGAGTGTGCAGCTTGTCGCCCAGAACAGACATGTTTTCTCCTCGATGATGGGTTAGTTGACGAGTTCCGGCCAGTGCCATGTGCCACCGATTAGCTTCAAGGCATTGTCTGCATGCCAGTACTTTACGTGCTCGTTAAAGAACTGACCGGTGGGGTTTAGTACGCAGAGACTCATACATGGGGTGTAGATTCCAGGAGTAGAGGAATCGTGGGTTTCGCACACATCAGTTATAATAGCGGCCCGGCATTTGCAAGGAAATGCTTGCGTACCGTCTTCACGAATCGGGGTTCCGTGGGATACGTAATGGACGATGCGACCAACTGATGCCTGTGTCACCGTAGACCCAATTCCTCAGAAATCTGAGTGAGATTATCGGCCGCCAACAGCCGGACGAATGCGCTACGCATGTTTCGCTTGTGGTTGACGCGGGTCTGGCCAGAACGAGTAGGGACTTCAGGAACATGCTTCTTCCAGACGATCTCAGAAGCACTTCCGCCGTCACGGAATCCCTTGATACCGATCGTCGTACGGGAACGGGCCTCGTCCCGACTGTATGCCCGGCGAACCGATCGAGGGGCCCGTACAGGGTAGGTCATGGATGTTCTCCTACATCGTCTGCTGAATGGCGTGGTACGCCTTGATCAGTTCGCTCGCTGGATAGACCCTGGCGTGGCGCCCACTGTGCCCGGCACTGGTCACCCGGCGCTTTCCGGAAGGGTGGATACTGAAGATCTTCACCAGGTTCCGTACTTCCCGCACTTCCAGATCAGGTGGACCTAGAAGCCTGGCTGCATCCGCCACAGTCCAGAGTTCTGGATCGTCCCCGACGGTTTTTAGGCCGTCAGACGACCAACCTCTTTTCGATGTCATCGGAACCATCCGAATGCCATATGACAAAAAAGCCACAAGCAGAAAGCACAGATAAAATAGCGAATAAACGTCCAGGCTGTTCCTAGACGTTCCAATCTCCAGACATACTCGCTCAATGTGTACTGGGACTTACCAGTCCACAGAGCGGTAAGTTCAATAGCTAGAAAAGCCACGATCCATAGGATCCAAAGAGTGGCGTATACATTTCCAGTCTTCACGCCGCCTCCTTTCGGTAGGGTTCAGGAACTCGGTGGGTACCGTCCTGCCAGGTGAGGACCAACTCCCCGATATCACTGACCCCGAGAGACGCATATGTCCTATTGCCGTCGTTATCTAGGCA